ATATTTCCTGTTCCTGTAGTTCGGATTATCTCAAGGCATTTAAACCCGTTTTGTGAAAATTCACGCGTGATACATACCGCGTCATTGTCAAAGCGAATGAAAAACATGCATTGCATGTTGTCGGGTATACGCGATTGAAAAACATATCCGTTATTACCAGGAATAACGACCCGGTCAATAAGATTCATCGGCGTAAAATCAGGACTCATCCACATAGCGCCGTTTTCATCAACAATTTGCATTCCATACATAATTAGGGACCGAAGAAAAAAACAATTCGTGACATGCTGGGGTCCACGCCGTTCCACGACGCGGCCCCTCCAGAAATGGATACTGAAGGTGAACTGCCTGGCGTTCCTTTCCAGTCCGCTGTACCGACCACGTAATACCGTAGTGCTTTACCCGGTGGTGGATTTCCATAATTGACATAACCCGAAGCCTGCGTGTAAGAACCGAGAAAAAAAACCGGGGTGAATACCCCGGTTATATCCCTACCACTGGCGTCGTACATTCGAGCGCCGTAGCCCATTATTTACAGTCCTTATTAGTAAATCCGGTCGCCAGCCAGTGCCCTACGGGACGAACTGCCTGGCCAGGTGCAACACGCACCTGCATGCGACCAAAGCGGTCATACCTGACCGCATTGATTTTTAGCTGGTACTGCCCGTTTACCGGATAGGTGTTGATTTTGTATGTCACCGTGCATTCAGTTGGCTTGTAACGCTGGTCTGCACAACCACTAACCAGGACGCTAATACCGCCCACCAACAAAACGCAGGACACCGTTTTGATCAAAAACTTTAAGCCCTGATTCATCCAGTTGAATCCTCCCTTGACCAGGTACATTGCTATTCATTTCGAAAGCCCCATTTTTTGGCAAACGCCAGCCGGTGGAGCCGGGTTGATAGTTTGTTGACTGCAGGCTGTCAGAAATCTGACCAAAGTTAATCGTCAGGTTACGGGCCATCGCCTGCTGAAAATAAGCGCCGTTCCCGTCGATACCGAAGACCATATTTTTTTGATCGCCGTTAGGCACATAAACGCCAAACGTATCAGCCTGGACCAGGAACTGTGACTGGCCGCTGCCGTTCATCCCCAGCTGAAGACCCGCCACGTAGTTATTACCACCTGAAGACGTGCTGACCTTCACGCCCCACTGCGCTCCCAACTGGCCGTTTAAATCCGCCACAGTGGATGCCGTCTGCTGAACGGTCGCAGACATATCCCCGACCTGCGAGGTCAGCGTGGTGATTTGCTCAGTGGTTGATTTTTCCAGGTCAGCAACGGTTTTGTTCGTCGTGGTGATTGCCGCGCTGTTGTCGCCAATCATGCTGCGCATCTGGTTAAAGCCGGTCGCCATTGCCAGGCCGTTAGCTGCGATGGTTTCGTCCTGCTTCGTAATACGCGACTCTGCATCGCCCACACGCGAGCCGAGGCTGGTGATTTGCCCTGCCTGCGCGGTGATATCCTGCCCTTGCTGGGTAACTGTCGCAGTCAACTGGGTAACGGCGTTCGCTGCGCCGGAGGCGGTGTCCTGCGCCTCCTGTGCGTCGGTCACATCGACAATGCTGATATCGTCCAGATACAGTGAATAGCCAGTTCCACCGCTCGGACCACGGGTAGCAATCCACATCTGCGCAATACTGCGATCAGCGGCAACCGATGCAACGCCAGTCAGAAATACCCATTTACCAGGGGTAATATTCGTCGCGGAGATGCGGACGGCTTCCGGCCACTGGTTAGCACCTCCATTCTCACCCCTGGCATACAGTCCTACGCCCACATTCCAACCGTTCGGTGCTGGCATATCGCTGCCCATATAGGCCCAGAGTGAAAATCGATACTTACCGCCGCCGCGTACCGAAAGCCACTTGCCGAGGTACTTGTCACTGTTGCCAGCTTCACCATCCTTACGCGTGATTCTGAGCGATTTATTCCCGTTACGAGAAACATCAGTCGAAACCACCGCAACAGAACTGTACAACTGCTGATTTGGAGCGTACGACTCAAAGGAACCATCACACCAGGGGTTTAATCCCTGGCTCTGCAGCGTACCGATTGAGGCGTTGACCGACGTGATCGCGCTGGCATTAGAGGCAATATCTTTTCCCTGCTGTGTCACGGTCGACTGCAGGTTAGACACGGCGCCAGCCGTGGCATCGAGATCGACCCGGTCAGTAATATCGATAACGTATACGTCGTCGAAATAAATCTCACCAGCTGAGAGGGCGGTCATTACGCCGAAGAGCATTTGCCCATCTTTACCGGCGGTGTAAACCGCGCTGACATCTTGCCAGGTGGAACCTGTCGGCAGTTTAGCCGGATCGAATGCAGCCTCCCGAATGGTAGAGTTGTCCGTGAAGGCGAACCGTACTTTGTTATTCCCTTGAGTACCGGGGAGCATTGCTGTACCGCTCTTGGCACGCATGAAGGCGCCAAATTGATACGTTCGCCCTTTGATTACGCTGATGGTTTGCTGGCTCGAAACCATTGCCGACGGCGCAGCTACCATCTTAACAATCTTGCTGCCAGTATGCGGGGCGCTGGCAGTCATGACTGACGCATTGGCCGGGTAGTTCCAGTTATCAAAATCACGTTCAAACCCGCCGTTTGGTACAAGGTTGCCGGCGATTTTATTATCCGCATCCGCCAGCGCCGATTTCAGGCTTGCAGAAACAGCGGTCGTGGCGCTGGCATTCGCAGCGATATCCTGGCCCTGCTGCGTGACCGTCTGCTGCAGCTGCGTGACCGCAGACGTATTCGCATCGATGGCCACCGCATCGGTGATGTCATAGATGGCGATGTAATCAATCTGAATAACCGACGCGTTCGGGTAGCAGTAGAGCGCAAAAACAGAACCATCCACTGCCGCCGACGATGGCGCGCTAAACTCAGCGGCGTACGTCGCCCAGGTATCCGTGGCGGAGAACTGGCGGTTTTCATACGTCCCGGCCACATTCCCCTGGTAGTTAAACCGGCGAACCATGAAATTCATCGCGCCGGATACGCCCTTCGCCTTAACGATGACCTGGTAGCGGCGTGGGGTATTGTGTGGCAGCGGCGCTTTCTGGTTAGCAAAGAGGCCGGTATACAACGAGTTGTCGATCTGCGTCATCTGGACGCCGGGTTTACCGTCGCCAAAGTCGCCAAACTCCACCTTGTTACGCGTATTCCCCTGGACACCCCACAGCGCCGATCCGCTCATAAAATTAAAATCGTTTGCCAGGTTCTCGCCGCGATTGAGCATCGCATTCACCGTACCGGTGACGGAGGAAATCGCCTGGCTGTTCGTTTCAATTTTCCCTTCCGCTGCCGTGGTTCGTTGCGTGAGGGACTGAATTGCGCTGCTGTTCGCGCTCTGCCCGGATTCAAGGTTCGACACTCGACCTGTAATGGCTGTAATAGCCTGGCCCTGGCTGGTGATAGTGTTGCCCTGCTGCGTCACTTTCGCATCCAGCTGGGTGACGGCACCGGCGGCAGCGTCGGCAGCAGTCTGCGCGCCCTGCGCGGCGGTGATCTCCCGGCAGTGGAAATCAGTTGCATACCAGACGGAGCCAAACGGCGCGTTCTGGTTCACCTGCAGGAATGGGCGCATATATCCGCGCGGGAAATTAGCCGGGACCGTCCAGCGGTATTTTTTCTCCGTCCAGGTCTGAGTGGGCGCAACGCTACCCGGTAAAGCAGCATAGGCCACTGCACCCGTATTCGGTCCCGTAGCCGAGCCGATGTACATGTTAAATGCGGCGTTGGAACCTGCCTTTGCCGCTACCCAGACCGAAATCTCGAATACCTGTCCCGCTTTTACCGGCCACGGTGGCGTATTGAGCTGGTGATCGCGTGAGGCCAGTCGCGCTACATAGCGACGCGGAGCGCCTGCCGGGATGTCAGCATCATACGGGATACCATCATCGTCGTTGCTGTCTACCGTATCCCGACGGGTAAAGCCCATCGATGGATATGCGGGGTCAAATGTCGGGTTCAGGATGTAGTCGCCACCAGTGGCCGTCTGCGAATTTAGCGTAACGTTAATACCGGTGATGGCAGTACCCTGCGATTCAATTTTCCCCTCAGCATTAGTGACGCGCGTATCAAGCTTGCTCACTGCATCGGCGGTAGCTGCTTTGGCCAACCCTTCCTCAACCGTCGCTACGCGTCCTTTCAGGCTGGTTATGGCCTGGTTCGCCGCCGTAATATCCTTGCCCTGTTGGGTCACTGTGGCGCTGAGGTCCTGTACTGTCGAGCTATCGGCCTTCTGGTCGATTCGTTTCCCCAGGTCTGTGTTAACAGTATCGATTCTGCCGGTCAGTTGCGTTAGCGATTTACCCTGACTGGTAATCGTATCGCCCTGCTGGGAGACGGTTGTCTGCAGGTTGGTCAACGCTGTCGCGTTCGCGTTAATATTTTCCTGGTCGGTAATATCAATGACGAACATGTCATCGATATAGAGCTCCCCGGAGGCAAGGCGAGCCATAACGCTCATCTGCATAACGCCCGATTTATTCGCCTTCCACTTAGCAAACACTTCTGTCCAGATGGAACCCGTCTGCAGTTTTGTCGGGTCAATACGGGCTTCCTGAATCTGCGAATTGTCAGTAAACGCAAACCGGAATTTGTTGCTTTGCTCGGAACCAGCAACGATAGCCGTCCCGTCTTTCGCTCGAGCGAAGCCTCCAAACTTATAAGTCCGGCCAGCGACGACCGTCACCATCGTGGTATTGCGTACCTCATCCAGCTGATCATTGTGAGCTTTGAGGTAAAGAATTTTTTTACCTGAGCTGGGTTGTTGAGCCGTATCCACACGAACATCGGTCGTTGAACCTGTCACCCAATTATCAAGGCCACGCTCAAACCCACCATTCGGGATTAGGTTTCCGGCCAGCTTGTTGTCTGCGTCCTGCTTCATCGCAGAAAGATCGGCTGACAGGCTCGTCGTCGCAGCAACGTTCGCAGCAATATCCTTACCCTGCTGCGTGACGGTGGCCTTCAGGCTATCCAGTGCGGCGGTGGTGGCTTTCTTCGCCACCTCGGCATTGGTGGCATCAATACGCCCACCCAGGCTGGTGATCGCGCTGGCGTTGGTGGCGATGTCGTCACCGTTCTTCGTGACCTGCGACTGCAGGTCCTGCACCGCTGATGCATCGGCTTTACCAGCGATACCATTTGAGGCGGTCAGCATGAAGCCCTGCAGGTAAACGCGAGCGGTCGACGGCGTCCATCCTCCGCAGGCCATGCGCAGGTAACACCACCTCCCTTTGAAGTCATTCGGGATCGTGAACGTCAGCGTGCGGGTCTGGTAGCCGGTGGTGATGCCTGCAAACCAGTTGTTGTCCTGGGTAAGCCATGCGGTCGGGTTCCCCCAATTCTCAATCAGGCCCATCGTAAAATTCTGGGTCCCGATGCTGATCGTCGCGTCGTCTGTCTTAAATCCGAAGGTGAGCGTCAGTACCTGACCGGCTTCGACCGGGATTTTTGTCCCGTTGGCGATCCGCATCGCCGGCTCGGTCGTGGTGAGGCCTTTCATCACCGCGTCATAGACCGGAGCACCCGCGCCGGTGCCGGACAGCTGCCAGTTATCCGCTTTATTAATCAGGTCGCCATTCAGCAGGAGGTTGCCGGTCGTAATCTGTGACTTGAGCGCCGTCGTCTGCTGCGCCGTGGTGGCCAGCGTATTCTCGGCAGTCGTGACGCGGGTCGTCAGTTGCTGGACGGCATCCGAGCTGGCGCTGTCTGCCGGTGCCTGGCTCCAGTCGCTCACAATATTGCCGGATTCAAACATCGGAGAGCTGATCCACGCTTCGCGCGCTGCAGCTGCGCCGTCGAGTCTGGCCACAACGAGATACGCCGTCCCGGACAAGCCAGGTTTGCGTTTGTATTTAACCCAATAGCGGCTCCAGGACGTGGAGAGCGTCACGGTCACATCGCCGTTATACCCGGCTGGACGCTCCACAATAACGCCCTGGCTGGTTTCAGCGCGGATAGTGGCATCCGGCGTATTCAGGAAACAACGAACCGGCGTCTTGTCCGTCTTCGCTTTCGCATAGAACGACAGAACATACTCGGTACCGTCAACCGGCGCGGCCAGCGTGTAGTCGAGGACGGCGAAATCAGTCGCTCCGGCGGCACGCGTCAGGATGCGAACCGCGTTACCCCGGTAACGTTCGGTTGCAGATGGCGATTTGCCGGTCAGTTCCCCGGAGTTGGGTATCAGGTTTACGCCGCCGATTCGGATGTTATCAACCTTCGATTCCACCCCGGCAATCTGGCTGGCGTTGGCCTGAACTTTGCCGTCGATAGTCTGGACGTCACCCTCGATTTTCTGGATGGCCAGCGTATGGCCAGCAATGACGCCGTTCGCTGAAACAAGGTCCGCTGCAACCTGATCCGTTTTCGAGGCAGTCGACTGCAGGTCGCTCGCCAGCGTATCCATACGCTGGGTCGCCGCTGCAGTGGATTTATCATAATCGACGCGCAACGTATCCACGCGGGAGCCGATGGCCTTCTCCGCCGTCACGCGGATTTTCCGCTCTTCGAAAAGCAGGCCAGAAACCAGTTTATTCGGGTCTGTCCCTTCCTCGTTGCCGCGCAGCTGCACCGCCAGCTGGTTACGCTCCATCGCCTCAGCTGAGTCGGCAGCAGTCATCGCCGTTTTCAGGTCCTGAATCTGCGCCTGCGATGCGCCAGGCGTCGGGCGCCCAACGGCCAGCCAGTCAACGGCATAATAGTTATCGGCGTCAGCCGCTCCACCCTGTGAGAAGTCGAGACGCAGGCGGCGGATGGTGCCGGAGGCCTGCCACGGGATATCCGGGATCGCGATAGTGCTGATGCCGGTGGCCGGGTCAAAATCTGGTACGGGCAGTACCAGACGGCGTCCCTCGGTCCAGCCGGTTTCATCAGCGCCAATCCAGTAAAGCCGACCGCCCCAGGCCGGGTTGCCGACTTTCTTGATGCGCAGGCGGAGGTACTTATAGGCGCTGCCGTCAATCAGCGTGCCAGCGCCCGACGGGCTGCGCATGGTCGAAATGGCATCCGCAGGAAGGATCCACCCGTCGTCGGTTGTCGGGAGCGGTTTCGTGCCGCCATCGTCAGAACTCCACCCCTCGTTGTCCTTGTCGAAATACCAGATTTTGAGACTGTCGAACTGCTCGCCGGTACCGGCTGAAATCGACGCCATCTGCTGCGCCAGGCTGTCAAAGCCGTCCTGCATGGTGACGTTCGTCGTCTCAATCGCCGCTTCAACTTCGCGTTTGGCACTCAGCAGGTTATCGGCGGCCTGCTTCGCCACGGCGGCATCGTCCGTTTCGGCTTTCGCCACCGCCGCCGCAGTATCGCTGGCCGCTTTCTGCGCCGTGGCAGTGTCGCCTGCAGCGCGGTCTTTCACTTCCTGCGCCAGCTTGTTGGTTGTGTCGTTGGTTTTGGCGATGTTGGCAGCCAGGTCCTTGCCCTGCTGCGTGACGATGGCCCCCTGCGCGGCGACATCCTTCGCCGCCTGGTCAGCGGCTCCCTGGGCGGCGTCCGCAGCCTGTTGCGCGGCGTCGGCAGCAGCGCTGTTGTCCTGGATACCTTTGTTCAGTTCCTCGTATGTATCCGAGCCTTTAAGCGCGTCGTCGAGCTGCTGGTAATAATCAGAAACGTTATCGCTGGACATTCCATGCACCCAGCCGGTCCACGGCGAGGCATTGCCCAGGCGGTCAACCAGGCGCGCGCGGTACCAGAACTGCGTGGCAATCTGCAGACCCATCTGCTGATACTGTTTGCCCGGATACGCTAAATCGGTCAACGGCATCGCGCCGTTCCCGCTCTGGTCCGGGCTGTACTGCAGTTCGGTTCGCTGGGTGTCCTCTGCACCTTCAGGGAATTCCCAGCGAATTTCGATACCCGCGGTCAGTGAAACGGTCGTCAGCGCCAGCGGCGGCAGCGGCTCGCCGACTTTCCCGGTCAGGGTTTTCTCTTCCGAGTACGCCCAGCCACTGGAAATTTCCGCCGCGTTGATCGCACGGACTCGTACCAGATAGCGACCGGCATAAATGCCGCTGACCTCAAATGACGTGGTCGAGCTGCGCGGCACGTTAATCCAGTTGCCATCATTGCGGCGCCACTGCGCCTCATAGGCGATAGCATTTTGCACCGCGTCCCAATTGGCCTGCAGGGTTTCGACGCTGATACCCTGATTCACCACGGAGAAGGACGTCAGGAGGATGCCATCCGGTGGAGCCTGGTTGCCTGGCGGAATAACACTAATCGGGCGCTGGTCGATGATTGCGCCAGTATCGATACGCGCAAATTTATCCGGGTCGTGAGCCACGCCGGTGATGGTGAGCGTGCCGTTATTGTTGTCCTTCACACCGATAACGCGGTACTGCTGCGGCACCAGGTCGGTATATTCGACGATCCAGACGCACTCCGCCTCTGGTGTCTCGCTGTATGCCGTTGTGACCGTCACCTGCCGACGACCGTTCACCGACTGAATGGTCCGGGCCTGTGAGATACCCGACGGCAGATTCAGATGCAGGCGGTCGCCCTCTTTTGCATCGATATCACGGTCGAGCGTGATGACGCGTCCATTCACCGCGCTAATTCGACCACCATTAACTCGCCCGGCCAGCCGTTCGTCGCCCAGCCCAATGATGTAACCCGGCTGCGGGATCCTGCCATCCAGACCAACATCAATTTCAACCATGCGGTCCTTGTTGTTGGTCAGAATGGCCCATAACCCTTTACGATGGGCTTCACTCTGCCGCGTACATCCAATGGCCGTGACTTCCACCTGATTAAAGCTGTAACGGGAAACCAGTTCCGGGATAAATGCGGGTTCCATCGCATCGGCATAGGCGTTATCCGGGTCAGACCACGAAACCAGGGCATTGGTGTACCGCGCCTTACTGGTGCTGCTGGAATAGCGCGGGCTACCGATAATATTTGCGCGCGTATAGTTGAAATCGACATCACGCGGCATATCGGCCTGCACGATAATCTGCTCACCACTCCAGCAGGTCATACCCCGGAAAATAGCGGCGAAATCACGCAGTACGGTGTAGGCGTCGTTGCGCTCCTGCACATAAACGTTACAGGTATGGCGAGGCTCCATACCATCGCCGCCCCTGCCATCGGGTATCAGCTGATCGCAATACTGCGCAATCGGGTAAAGCGCCCATTTGGAGATATTCGCGCTGGTCAGACGATCGCCAAGACCGAAACGATCAGAGACAACAATGTCGTAATAAACCCATGCCGGGTTATCAGTCCATGCCCATTTGAAGCCCCCTGTCCATGTACCGGTATATTCGCGCGTTTCCGGGTTGTAGTTATCCGGGACACGGATAACACGCCCGCGCGGCTCGCAGGAGATTTGCGGGATAGAACCATTGAACTGGCTGGAGTCGAATTCGATGTACAGCAGCGCGGTGTGTGGGTAACGCAGTTTCGCGTCAATAACTTCGGTGTAGCTCTGCAGCGTCATGACGTCGCCGATTTTGACGCTGTTCGCGTCCGGCGATACCTTGCGAAGACGCAGTGTCCAGGTGCTGCCTGCCTGCGGTAAATCGATGCGGTGGCTACGTTCATACCCGGAAGTGGTTTTGCCTGAGACGGCGGTCTCCAGTACGGTCTGCCAGGCTCCGCCATCCGTCTGTAAATCGATGGCGTATTTAACGGTATTCCCCACCACATCGCCGTCGTCTTCCTGTTTCATCAGGGATGGCCATTTCAGGCGGACGCGAACGGCAGAAAGCTGGGTATTGGTGAATGTGTGAGTCCAGGCGCTCTCGCTGGAAACTTCTGTCCCTACGCTAATTTCATTTTCAGTACCAGGAATACCCTGAATATAACTTTGTGCCTGCGTACCTGGACGAAATTCCCACGCTACGCCGCTAAAGTTTTGCGAACCATCGGCATTCTCCAGGGGGGTGCCATCGAGATAAATATCTTTCCCGGTTAAACCACCCGCAAATTCACCCTCACCTAATGCGATAAGAATTTTGGCTTTTGCTACAGACTGTAAATCGTCCGGCTGTTCCGTCGGCGTGCGCTGTTTAGAGCTGCCACCCTTGCGCCCTTTAATGATGTTATTTGCCATATTACGCCCATAAAAAAAGCCACCGCAAGGTGGCCTGAATTGGAGGGGATTACTTACTGAATATATTTATTGCTGGTCTTCGACATAGATACCGGCGGAAATAATCGCGCCGCCAATCCGGCGTCTACCATAAAGCAAACCAACGGGATAACCCTGTGAGGCGGTATTAGTTACACCGCCAAAGGCATAGCTGGCTTTATTGTCGGGGGATTCTTTACGGGCCAGCCCTGCTGGCTGAGGGGAAAGCATCTGGACGACACCGCCTAGCATCATGGCGGCCCCCATCTTATAACCAAATGCTGACCAGGGGTTGCCTGGTGCAAAGTAAGATCCGACAGCAGAGGCAACAATAATAACTGCTCCAAGAATTGTCTGGAGAAGACCTGCTTTTTTACTCCCTATCACCACAGGCGTAATCTGAATGACATCTCCGTTAACAGGAAAACCTAACTCATCTTCCTTGATATTTTTCTTACCTTTGAAGACAGCAAATGTTAACCCATTATCCTTGCTGTTATTCATGAATTTTTCGAAGCCTGGAATTGTTGCTGATAATGCTTGTCCTGCTTCATGAACAGTGCTAATTAAACGATAGTGAATTTTCCCAAAAGTTTTACCTAATACTCCAGAAAGTATTATTTTGGTCATTGCTTCTTTCATTTCGACACCTGATAGATAAAAAGCAGCATTCTGAATGCTGCTTTTTGTTTAACCTATTTTTGTTTGTCTACCTTGATTATTAGGTCACACTCTTCTTTATTAAGCTCGCCACTTTGACCTATGCTCCTCTCTATCTTGCAATCACGGGAAAATTTTCTTACGCCCATCCTTGCATATTTATCACCATTGCTTGAAAGGAGTTGGTATATAAAGTCATCGTCTGACCTATTATATCGTTGTTGTGCATCCATTAATGCCATCATGAATGCCATGCGTTTTACATAAATGTCGACAGTGGCGCTTTCTTTTAATTGCGGGTGGCGTGATAAATAATCATCAACTGTTCCCGCAAAAGTTGATGATGCCAGAAGTAATGTGACTCCGAAGATGTTTTTTTTCATTCTCTATATCCTTTTGCTGTTTCAACAAAAGGTTAACACAGAGAATGATATCGAACGATTTTCATCGTTCTGTCTAACCAGTATCCACCATACGGTACGCGCTGGCTGAGATGGCCATAAAGGTGATGCAACAGCATGTTACCTTCCAACAGAATTCCGGCATGGTTCCATTTGTCCGACTGCACCTGCATGATGACCATATCACCCGGCTGCGGTGGACCATCAAATTCACGGAATCCGCATTCATACCAGCAATCGTGGTAGAAGTTTTCGGGATAGTCGTTTTCCCACCAGGGATAATCAACGCGGTAATCGTGCAGCTCAATTCCGTGGTTCTGCCGGAAATAGCTCATCACCAAACCCCAGCAATCGTAATGGCCAAGCACGAACGGTCGCTCGAGGAGGGGCAACTCTCCGCGTGGGTGGATGGTACGCAGATCGCCTTCTGGCCAGCTGATAATATGCCAGGGGAGCAGCGTTGCATCGCACTGCGCCTTATCCAGTTCGCTGGGTTGCGTGGTCGCATCAGGATGGCTGTGAACAATGCCGATAATCGTTCCCCAATCCTCTACCTCTGCGTAATCTTCTGGTGACAAGACGAAATTATCATTCGACTCGCTGGCCAGGTTCCTGCAGGGAAAATAGCGCTCCACTCTGCCCCGTTGAGCAATCAATCCGCATGCCTCACGCGGATAATCAGCTGCAGCATGAGCCTGTATCGCCTTTATCGTTTTCTGGCGCATATCAGCTCCTTATCAGCGACGTACCAGGGAACCCGCCGAACGGCAGCTCGTTATGCTCGCCAAAACGTAATTTGCAGGCAGTGAGTGTTCCGTTGCAGACGTCCTTCGATGGGTCATCAACCGGTTTGTTATTCTTGTCGAAATACTTTGTCCCGGCATAATCGCAGCCATCGCCACTACGGTATTTATTTCGAATACACCAGGTACAAACCGAATGATACTGGCGGGTTGGGATCAGCTTCCCCTGCCCCCCCATCGGGCTATCGAGTGTGAACTCCACCGTTTCATCGGTTTCGAGTTGTTTGGCGTCAATAAAAAATAGCTGGCGCTTTTCCTGCGTCGGGTCCGCGGTGGCATTACCTTCAGGGAAGTTTCGCGCATCCAGATACTGCTTCTGCGTATCATGGATGGTGACCCGCGCCATCGCCAAATCGTCATAATGCAAACACAACGCGGTAATTTTCCCTTCTACGTTACCCACTCTGAGCGTGGGCTGCGCATCGCTGCCAGTAGTGGACGATTCGATGCCGTCGATATCGCATGGCCATGCTTTATATTCGGTGCCCTGCCACCAGATACTTTTAGCTGGCAATTTCGACTCATCACCACCGGCTGCAATAATTTCCTCAGCTGAGTGCGGAATATTATAGCCGTGGAAGTATAAGACCTCGTCCATATTGAAAGAACGGCCATCAATTTCAAAAAGCCGGATTGAATCACCCGGCTCCAACTTCTGATAATCTGCGTTAAGACTCATGGTTTAAATCCCTGAATAAAGGTTGCCGACAGGGAGTAGTTCCCTCCACCCATCGGAACAGGTTTGTATTGTTCGCAACGAAAAAGCCCAATATCTTCAAGGGGTGGTGTCCACTGGAAAGACTTTGTGCCGCCATGACGATCCAGGAACTGTTTTATCGAGCGGATATACTCCTCGGTCCCGACAAAACTCAGTTCCCATTCCTGTGACCGGGGATTTAATCCATCCCCTGATATCTGCGCATATCCATCGCTGAACTGCGCCTTTCGGGTACGGAAATTCACGGTTTGCGTTGGGTTTACTCGGGGACTCCAGGTAAATATTTCTATAGCCATCAGCGTTGTCCTTTTACAGCGTTCCAGATAGCACCGCCTGGGCGCATATCTTTCGCCTGCAGCTCACGGTATTTCTTCTCAACGAACGACCCAATTTGCTGGCCAAACTCTTCAAAACCTGACGAGCTCTCGGTAGACGTCTTATCGCCGGAAATAGTGATCCAGACCTTTGGACCTTCGGAGGTGCTGGCGTTCTGTCCGCCTCCGACCGCACGTACCCCCAGCGAACCATCACCGGCGCGCGTCAGCGGCATAATGGCTTCCGGCCCTGCTTCACCAAATACACCAGCGCCTTTAGCAAAGGCGAAGAACTGCGGGGTATCGTGGACCTGGTTGCTATAGGCACTTAAGGAAGGTGAATCGTAGACGCCGCCTTTGGCGTTAAACTGGAAGCTACTACCCGCATTCTGGATCGCCGTCCCGGTACTGGCGCCAGCGGCGCCGGAGGCTGCACCACCCGCTATGCTGCTTCCAATTCCAACCACTCCCATGATGGTCTGCATGATGGAACTGGTGACGAGCGCCTGTGCGGCCATATCAATGAGATTTTTGATGACTGCCTGCGTCAACGAGGAAAACAGGCCAACCATGTTTTCCTTGAAGCTTTGGGTTCGCGTCAGCATGCTCGTTAAGAAATTCGTGGAGCGCTCATGTGCCGTCTCGAATAGCCCAACGGCCAGGCTCTGGAATTCACCCTGCGATCGATATAGCTCCAGCGAGGTCTGATACTGTGCATCGGCGGACTCCTTCGTCGCTTTCTGCATCAGCATTTCGTACTGGTCTTTGCTAATCGCGCTACCCTGATAGTAAGACTGCAGTAGAGCCTGCCGCTGTGCTAGCTGATTACGAAGCGCTACCAATGGATCAACTTCACCGGCGATATCCAGTTTAGGAGCCGCGATTTCGTCAGCCTGCGCCTGCAGTAACTCTTTGGCTGTATCCCTGGCCAGAGTTATTCGGGCAGTCTGGTAATCTTTTTCGGTTAGAAGACGGGCTTTGAAAAGCTCGGCAAGGTCCTGGCTGACTTCCTGTTCCTTGCGCAAGGTTTCCTGCGCCGGTGAATACTGTGCGGCCAGATCCAGTCGCTGCTTCTGGTAGTTCTCCGCATTCATCAATAGCGCACGCTGAAGGTCGGCATCGCTGGCGCCATTCTTCTTTGCTGCTTCCTGCAGCTCCCTGTTGCTGTCTTTCTCCTGAAGGTTAATCCGGGCCAGGCTGGATGCATGGGCCTCTTCAATTTGTTGCCGTAGCGTTTTGAACTGGTCGACCTTAGCCTTATTACCCTTCCCGGAGCCGGTACCACCATCCCCGGTCCAGGGGTTCCCGTCACCAGTCTCTTTGGGCGGCACATTCAGCGCGCCTTTCAGGTCGTCTGTAAGGGACGTGATTTTTCCAGACAACCCAAGCTGGGCCAGCGCTTTAGCATCACTGACGCGCTTGATATTTTCCTCTGTTTTACGCAATCCCTCGTTAACGCTATCGAGGTCCGCCCGTGCACGCGTCTGGTCTTTTTTCACCCCATCCAGCTGGCCGAAGGGGTCAAAGCCTTTTAGACTGCCAATACGGCTGTCGGCATCCTGAATCTCTTTAATCAGCTGGTTTCGCTGCACAACCTGGTTTTCATACTGATCCTCCAGGTCGAATTGCTTCACATTTAGCTGGTTGAGAGAGAGGCGCATCAGCGCTTCGCTGGTTTCAACGACGGCGTCTTTTAAATTAATGGCTGATTGCCGGGCCTCTTTTGCCCTCTCATGAAAATAAAGAATGGCTGAACCGGCCAGCATAGCGGCACCGAAAGGGCCACCGATTAAGTTAAACGCGCCTTTTGCCAGTCCTACGGCAACCGATGCCGCACGGGCGGATATCGACATTTGCCGGTTAGCCGCCGCCAGCTTCAATTTCGCCTGGCTGGCCAGATTGGTTTGCTCAGTTTCCTGTCGGATAAGCCGGGTAAACTCATCCTGGTAACTGATATTCATCCCGTACTGTTTAGCCGTCCGCTCCATCTGCCGGTAGTAACCGAACTCGGCATCGTTTTGTTTCAGGATGGCTGCAGTTGAATCCAGCGTTTTACGGGCGATGTCCGCATCGGCAAGTGCTCTCGCTTTCACCGCCGCCTGGCTTTCCCGCCAGACAGAGATATTTTCCCGAAGCCCTGCGGTTAGTTTTGTGGAAAGAACCGGAATCAGGCTGTAAAGCGCAATACTGGAGACGGTATTAAAGTTATCCGCCAGGCCGTTCAGCGCCTCCGTAGCAGCCTGAATACCGCTGCGAAGAGGACCGTTACTGCTCTGGCCAATCTTAATGACCATCCCCTCAAACGCACTACTCAGCCCAAGCAGATCGCCGTTCAGGTTGTTGACCCTGATAGATGCCTGCTCATGCGCCGTTTGAGTACCGGTCAACGAAGCGGTCAATTCATCAAGCTTTGAACGGTTCTGTACGAGAATGGAAGCCGCGCTGAGGTTTTCCACGCCAAACAGCTTAACTGCCTGGGCCGTTGAAAGGTTCTTGCCTGCCAGCGTATTGAGCGCCTGGCTTAAGCCGACAACCGAAGGTTTCAGGGTTTTATCTGTTCCCTTTTCCAGATTCAGGATGACGTTTCGCAGCGCCGTTCCTGCCTCTCCACCTTTCACTTCACGCTCGGCCAGAACCTGAATGGCCGCATTCAGTTGTTCAAAACCAACGCCAGCCTGTGCAGCTGCGACGCCGCCATTTTTAATGGCTGCTGCCGTATCCGTAATTTCGGATGAACCGTACTTCGCGCCAGCGGCCAGAACGTTGATGTAACGATCCGCTTCCTGCGCACTGGCACCATACTGGTTCAATGAAAGCGCCAGCGTTTTTGTTGCATCCGGGAGCGTCGTTCCGGCGGCCTGCGCCAGAATCAGCGCGCTGTTCGTCGCCTGTTGCAGACCATCTGACGTCTTAAGCAGCTCCGGTTTAGCCGATGCCATCAGCTTGAGCGCCTCAGCCGCCTGGCTGGCGCTGTACTCTGTCGTGCGCCCCATTTCCTGCGCGGCCAGATCCAGCGCTTTCATTTCATCCGCGGTCGCACCGGTGATCGCCTGCAGGTCAGATAGCGCCTGACCATACTGCCTGGACGTTGTGATGATCGTACTTATGGAAAGACCGGCGCCTGCCAGCCCCGCCAGCCTGCTGGCCATCCCGGATATCGACAGACCGACCTTTTTATAGGCGTCTTCCGTCTTTTTCGCGTCCGCCTGGGCATTGCGGTTAAACCTTTTGGACTGGTTCTCCGCGTCGCCATACGCTCCCAAAAGCTGGGATTTAAAGTTGGCTGCGTTAAGGTGCAGCCCGACCGCTAAAGATGCGACGTCTGCCATTACATTAATGCCCTCATGACTGCCGCGCATTCCTCTTCCATCTTCGTCCGGGATGGCGCAGGTGTTGTTTCGGAAGGAGGCGCATTTTCATCGCCAGGGCGGCGGAAAATACCTTGTTTCAGGAAGTAAGCGCGCCAGTGGTACAGGGTGTTTGCCGGAAGTGCAGCAATTTTGGATGGATCAGGCTCGCCCCAGCGGTCGGCCAGCCAGAAAATCAGCTCCAGCCAGGGCGAGTCATTTAGTTTTTTTCCGCTTCCTCCAGCTTGCCGATTGCGTGTTGCTTCACTTTTTCCACTGCGGCCAGCAGTTCGGGGTTTTCATGGGCCTTAAGCAGCTCGGCTGCCGTGGGTTTAAACTCATCCGGAATGGCCGTTCCATCCGGCTGAACCAGTGCATCGATGACGATCTGGATGACTTGCTCTGATGCCTCGCGCGCTGCGCCAGCTTTTGCGGTTTCAGCCATTTTCTCTTCGTAGCTGATGAGGTAATCCCCGGTCAGGCGGCGGATGAATACGGTGGCGCCAAATAACTCGGTTTTAATGACGGTTGGCTCCGATTTAAGCAACGCGGATTTAAGCGCGGACAGGTCAAAATCTTTATCTTTCACAGGGAGTCCTTAAAAATAAAAAGCCACCCGAAGGTGGCTATCTGTTATTGGTAAAAATACTGCTTATTCGCCGCCAGCGTCGGCACCGGCAGTACCCCAGACAATGCTGTTCTGCTTGCCTTGCACAGTGATCTGAATCACTTCGCTCGCTGGCGCCGTGATTTCATTCATCTGCCAGCCAGACAGTGCCAGCAGCATTGTTGCGGTACGTTTGTTCGGCAGCTCAACATAAAGCTGAATGGTCTCGCGGGCCTCTGCTGCATTAAGTAACGCCGTAAAGCTCGCGTTCGCAGGATCGTCAATGAACCCCAGCGACTTTTCCGGGCCATCCGGCAGATCGCTGATTGACTGCTTTTGCTTATCCTTCAGCGTGGTGCAGTCAACGAACCCACCTGTCTGGCCCATCGCGCCCAACGCTTTACAGTTATCAAGCGGCTTCAGCGCCGCCAGCGCGTCGCCGGGTTTCCCCCATTTGGTTAGCGTGCCTGCAGGCAACACTGCATACTCAGGCGATGTCTGATTCTCAGCCATGATTATTCTCTCTTATATGAATCGGTAGCGGTCGCTACCTGTTTTGAATACCGTTTCGAATTTCCACGGTCAGGACGCGCAAAACTGTCTGGACGTTGTAATCCAGGGCGGGTCGAATAAAGGGGTCTGCAACCTGCTTAACCGTGCCGAACTCCTGCGCCAGCGCCTTCATATGGTGCTGCTTGCTGGGGCCAACACGGAGCGTTACAACTGCATTTCCTTGCGCCTTCCGGGTAGAAGAGCGGATTTTGATTGAGTCCCGCATGTGCTGCCCGGTCGACGTTTCGTCGAAGCCGGCATGCTGCTTCATATCCTCCTCGACAACCTTTAACGCCTCACGACCGGCATCCCGTAGCACCTTCGTCGCGACCTTTTCTCCCAGGGCGGTTAACTGCCGTTCCAGCTCATCCAGCCCTTTAACTTCCATCCGTATCACGATGAATCCTCCACGTAGTGAATGATGAAATCGCGAATCAGGCGGTACTGGGTGCTGCGGTTCGTCAGCGTCGTTTTATCCTGTTGGATGCCACCTCGCTCGACATATTGGACCGGGGTACCATCCAGCTGGCCATGAACGATAGACTTCCATTCCGACCAGATTTTTTTATCCAGCTGCAGTAGTGAGGTGTAATCATCAACGCGATACAGGTTCACCTGGATACGGGCAGATACGATCCCCGTCCGCAATGTTCCCGAGTACATTTCCGGGTCAGAAATACGCTGAAAGGTCACCCCTTCCTGGACCGTATCCGGCAGTAAAAGCGGGTACGCATTCATGCCGGTGATGCGCTCCAGCTCATTTTTAATCGCCAGTTCTATCATGCCGCCCGTCCGCCTCCCCGGTAATGATGATCTGGTCCGTTTTTCGGTCGATATTTCGGACTGTATAAACCAGGTCTTTTGTCGTGATTTTCCAGTCGATATCGACCACCACGCCCGGATAAACGGTAAACAGGCAAGTTTCTACCACCTGCTGCTGGTCCATCGTGCGGATTTTTCTACCCGATACCAGCTCCCGCTTTGCCCAGGCCTTTCCCGATTCAACCAACTTTTCCGGCAGAGGTTCGCCCAACGGCCCACGACCGGACTGAAGGTAACTAATCGTAATGCGGCAGTTCATATCCCCCGGTTTCAGGCTCATACCGTATGCTCCTGTAAGGGGAAAAGGAGATACTTCACTGCTGCGGTTTCCAGCCATTGCCCGGTGTGGCCATTCAGATATGCATCACTGACCAGAAACTTGATGGCTAACTTGATATCTTCGTCCGCAATGAATCCGCGTACCGTCTCCGGGAGCGCCTGCAGCTCTTCATCGTTGGTGACCAACTTGCAGTAATAATCACGCTCGATGCTCTGCTGCGCGGCGTTAACCATCTGCGTGAGCATGGCGTCATGCTCAGTGAAGTCCAGCTCCAGGCGAAGCTGGGTTTTCACTTCATCCAATGTCAGTATCAAAGTCGCTATCTCCCGGTTTTGGTGTCATCGCGCGTTTGGCATCTTTAGGCCATACCGCAATGCCGCGAGAAACCAGCTCTTCCGCATACTTACTGTCAAAACATGCGATATCACCGCGTGAATAACGATGATGTGGGCCGAGGAATGTAACGGCTTTCCGTCCTGGCATTTTTACCTCCGCAGGGGCCTGCTTCCCACTTTTACTATTATCTGAGCCGGTATTGTCCTGCTCATCCACGGACGCGTCGGGGTCGGTGTCGCTACCTGACGTATTTTCCCCACCTTCAGCATCACCACCACCGTCGGCGCCACCTGTGGCGTCACCGGTATTACTGCTGGCCGCATCAACGACAGTATCACTCGCGCTGGAAGCATCCAGGGACGCATCAGTAGTCGTCTCATCTTTGCTCGCCGCTGCTTTCGTTGTTTTTCCTGCCATTTGCTATCTCCTGTCTTTGAAACAGAAAAGCCCGCGTGAGCGGGCCTTGTTGATGTATACGATGAGTTAGAACAGAACACCGGTACCCAGTACCAGACCTTCCGGGTGACGGAAACCGATATCGTGTTCAGTTACAACGCGGATCAGCGACTGGTTACGGGAGAACGCTGAAACCAGCTTGCCATCGGTATCGATATAGGAGGCCTCTTTGGAGAAATCGACCTTCATGTTGCCGTCTTCCCCGATGACTACATCGTTAAAGTCAGCGAAGTAAATTTCTGACTCTTTCCCGCCCTCTCCGAGGTTCGCTGGAATCGCGCTGGTACGCTGAATTGGATAACCCTTCAGCATCCCTTGCGCCATTTCCGGGTAGACTTTGTTACCGTTACCGTCGCGCAAGCCAAACAGCTTCATATAGGTACGGTTCGACATACCCCAACCGCTGCTGATCATATTGCTGTTACCATCCATCGACATCAGGATGATGGAATCCAGATACGTATCAATCGTATCTAGATTAACGGCAGCGTCTGCCTCCCAAGGCTTCAAGCGGTTCCACTGAGTTGCACGCGCTTTCATACCAATTGGGGTATCGCCGGTGCCATCATCACGCATAAAGGCTTTATCTTCACGAACGGAGATGGCTGTCAGAATATCCTGCAGGACCAGCTGCTCGACGTTAAACCCAGCGCGACCAATCAGTGCGTTAGAGATCGGGACCATAGCAATCATGGTTTTCGCTGTCAGTTTCACATCATCAAAACGTGCTTCGGAAACTTTGGCATCCTGGTTTTCACCGGTATAACTCGCCGTTGCACCACCGGCCAGACGCGGTAACGACATGTTGCCGTTCGGCAACGGAATTGAGCGAGCACCTAACTTACGAACGATGGTGCGATCACGCAGCAACTCGATCACTTCGCTGTGAATATTCTGGGGGATAAGTACCCCGCCGGAACCAGCGGCAGTTGAAATGGCCATCGAGACGGACTGGTCATTCAGTTCGTCGCTGGCAAACTTCGCTGCATCCTGCAAATTACCCTGCGCAGCGGCAATAGACATCACCATGCGAGTCATGCCTGCGCCGGTGTATTGCTTCGGCTCCGCTTTAACGATAACTGCCGGGCCGTGTTGGGTAGCTTTGACTGGCTTCGCGACCAGTGCGGCTGCACGTTCAGCCGCCTCCATACGATCCATTTTGGCGCTGATATCAGTGAACTGCTGCTGCAGGCCAGCAAACTCTGTCAGCTGCTCTGCTGTCAGCGTACCGTTGGTCGCTTCAATGGTTGCCAGGGCCTGAATCTGTTCGTTGATACCCGCACGCTGACGACGCAATTCTTCAATCTGTGGCATTTTATTTCTCTCTTTTTTAGGTATAAAAAAAGCAGCCCGAAGGCTGCTTTCTGGTGGTGACGCGTTTGCGTCGGGTTACATTTTGGTTTGCAGGTCCATCGCGGCTGCCTGCATCTGAATGGAGGTTTTTTGACGGGGTTGCTTATACTTCGCCGCGATAGCATTTATCGCCGTCTGAGGGTCAGCAATTTCATCAGCAAGACCAGCTGAAATAGCGTCGGCCCCGAAGAAAACGCCTGCTTGCGTATCAATAACAGCCTGTAAATCAAGGCCACGATATTCAGCTACTGAAGAAGTGAATGTCTGGTACATGTCGTCAAGCATCTTGCCGTACATCGCGAGAGAGGCTTCACTCAGTGGCTCATGCGAACTGCCGTTATTTTTGTTATCTCCACGGTACATTGAAGTAAACTTCACACCGATATTTTCTTCCATCTTCGAAGTATCCAGGTGTTCCATGATTACCCCGATAGACCCCACACCGCTGGTCTGGCTGATAACGACTTTGCTACAAGCAGAGGCGATAAAATAGGCTGCTGAAAAAGCATTAAAGTTCACAATCGCGGTAATGGGTTTGATTTCTCGCGATTGATAAATGTAGTCAGCCAGTTCTTTACACCCTGATGCAAAACCACCACCGGAATTAATATCCAGAACAATTTCGCTAATTGAGGGATCGTTTAATGCGGCATATAGCTGGCTGCGGATTCGTTCATAACTGGTTAGCTCTGTACAAGCTTGTGTAATTTGTCCACGTCGAGGAACCAGCAAACCGTGAGATGGGATAACGGCCACACCACCGGATGGCTGGACCTGCTCAGGAGCGTTGGTCTCATTCGGATTTAGCGCCATCGTAATGACAGAGTCAGTCACCGTTCCCTGAATGCGAGGAAGTAATACAGCTTTTACAGCATCCATAGCCTGCCGTGACACATAATGCGGCACGCCAAAGACCATCTCCGCAAGGTGCGGAAGGTTAATTTGTTTCGTTGTCATGTTTTTTTACCGGGTAAGCCCGCGCTGCGGGTGGTATTCAGGATCGGGACAGGATGGTGTCGATTTCCGCCATCTGCTGCGGGGTCGGCTTCTTATCGCCAGGGATGATTTGTGCGCTGTCGACCATATTCAGCGGCGTCAGATATTTTTCACCACCGGCTATCGGCGGCAGGTTCTCCATACGGCGGATATCGTTAACCGACAACCAGCCCCACTGGCGGCCAAGCGCATATGATTCATAACGTGATTTCTGGTCACCACGCAGTAAGCCGGAGACGTTGAACTCGATATACAAGTCGCGGCGTTCGCTGGGCAGCAACAAATCGCGCTGCAGCGCGCCTTCATGGCGCTTCAACCATGCCAGCAGCGTATACATCACGAACTGCAGGCCCTGGTGCTCGATGTTGTTGTTGGTCGCTTTCGCCAGCATTTGCACCATATGTGGCGGGATTTTGTAGAGGCGGCAAACCTCTTCCACACCCCACTGACGCGACTGCAGCAGCTGCGCTTTCTCGTTGTCCTGCGAGAGCGATTTGTAACTCATCCCCTCCTGCAGCAGCGCCACGGAGAACATGTTGTGTATCCCGGAATAGCGGTCGGTCCATTTCGCCAGTAGGCGGTCAATCGCGTCCTGGCTTTTAATTGCTCCCGCTTCTTTTGGCCGTTCAATCACGCCGCTCATTGTGGTGCCTCGACGGAATACGGCTGATGCATGCTCTTCAACTGCCAGATTCAGACCAAGAACGTCGGCGTTCGTCTGAATGGGAGAGGTACCGATATAGCCATCCAGCGAAAATACTTTCACATGGTGCATCATGCGCATTGGTAGGGTTTCGCCGATTTCCGGGATTTCGTAATACGGCATCCCATCTGGCCCCTTCAGGACAATCACCTTTTTCGGGTTAATTGGGATCAGCTCTTTCGGGTAGCCTTTACCATCGCGGTCGATGATCGAGTAGCAATTTCCCTCCAGCCCCAGCAACCCCTGCTGCTGCTCAAAGTACTCGAATGAGGTGTCTTTTTTGTTTGGCTGGGAGTGAATCAGGTCATAAATCGGGTGGTCTGTCGCGCGTTGCCGCCCTCCATTTTTATCTCGTCGATAAAGTTCGACAGGCAGCTGCGCGACGGACTCCGCCAGGAGGGTTACGCACGCTCGAACAGCGGAAAGTGCAAGCGCCGTTTCCGGCGTAATCAGGATACCGGCTTTACTCTGGCTTGAACTGACGCCGCCCAGCATCGCCTCCCAAAAACCGCCCCCTGATACGGACCGTTTTTGTCCACGAAACATCTGGGGAATGAACATTATTTCTCCCCGTTATTTTTAACGCTGGCAGATGCCGAGCGCGCGATTAAAAAAGACCAGAGCAGGCAGATGATCCCGCCGGTGATAAACCCCGCTGCAGGTAATACAAGCCAGGCTCCAGCAGAAACCAATAAAGCCCCGACAAGGCCAATAATGAAACTCAGAATTGTGATTAACACGCTACATCTTCCTCATCATATACCGATGTACCGCCACTGCTTTCATTCAGCATTGCGCGAGTCATAGCGTTAAATAACGCCGTGGCCCCATCGATTTTGCTTTGATTGTCTCCCTTTGTAGGGCGAACGAGATCGTCGCTACCAGGGATAAATTTCCCGATAACGTTGCTGATACACCAGGTAAGAATGGGATTGCCATCATGGTGGAATCGGCCACCGGCCAGAGCCGCTTCCAGCTCCTTCATTGCCGGTGACATATTGGTATAGTCCTGCCGGATATCGACGACGGTAAACCCGTTATCTTCCAACTGGTGGCGAAGCGCTGTTGCTCCTGCAGGGTCGATATCAATCTCGTCAATGCGGGTTTCACCCTGCATGTCGAGAATGCTGGCCAGAATCTCCCGATAATCAGCCTCAGCGCCATCTGTAGCCTCCAGAACCCTCATTTCATAGAATTTCTGGTATCGGTCTGCAGTCTTCAGCAGCTTTGGATCGGTTGTATTGATTGTGTCTTCCGGCACCCAAAATTTAGGCTTGATGCAGTAGTAATGCCGCTTACCTTCAATTTCCCGCGTAAACAACCGTATCCCGGCGTTCATATCCAGCTTTTTCGCAAGGTCGAGACCAATGTTGCAGCTGTCGTTGGCAAAATCTGCCAGCTCCAGACTAGGGTCTTCAGCGGCTTTCCACTGTTCCATGTTGTAGAACGCGGATTTTCCGGATACCCAGATATTGAGACGTTTGGTCTTAAAGGCATTAACCTTGCGGGGAACCTGTTTTGCTACTTCCAGAAGCTCAACCAGATCGCTGTACTTAACCGAAACATCCAGATTTGGGTTAGCTTTGATTAAGTTTTTCGGGTCGGTCCAGTCATCGCCAGCATCCAGTTCGTAAATCATGCCAAACAGGCGATCGTTACGGGTTATGCCTTCGATGACCTCTTTAACTTCCTTATCCTTGTCATAGCAAGGGGACTCAAGTGACGAACCGGCTGTCGTGATGATGAGCGTTAATGGCTGTGAACGGGCGCCCATACCCATCGTCATTGCTTCATACATATGATCCGTATCATGCTCATGATACTCGTCAATGATCGCGCAATGCGGGCTATCGCCATCACCGGGTTTTCCCGCCATAGGCGCAAAAACAGAACCATCCGGGCGAGTCAGACTATCGGTCCATACCGAAATATCAAATCTGGCGCGTAGTGCTGGCAGGCGGCTGGCCATCTGCCTGGCTGGGGTGAAAACCTTTTTCGCCTGCGCCATTGTTGTCGCACCGCAATACACTTCTGCACTATTTTCACCATCAGCGCAGAACATGTAGGTGCCAATCCCGGCAGCAAAAAACGATTTCCCGTTTTTCCTTGCTACCCGGATATACGCTTCGCGAAATCGGCGTTTTTTATCCTTTTTCGTGACCCAGCCAAAAATCGAACTGAATATAAAAGTTTGCCACGGTTCCAGCTTTAATTTCTGTCCGGCTAAATCGCCGCTGGAGTGGGGTAATAGCTGAACGAACCGGCAGGCTCTTTCTGCTAAATCCCGGTCGAATCGGTAAGGGTAATTGCTATCGAGTGATTTCTTTAAGTCGTCAAAATGGCGCTGGCATGCCAGCCGGATAGCTCTGCAGGCGACTATTTTTCCGTCTACAATATCCCGCGCATATTTGTTCGCCACATTGACGTTTGGATATGCGGCCATGCTCCGTCCTTAAGTCATTAGGGCCGCACCACAATTAAAAATCGTCGAACTCACCGCTGGAATTATTATTATCTCCGGGCTGTTTCTTCAGGATGCGGCTATTGGGGTCCAGCTTTAATACGACGGAGAGTCGAATTAATTCGCTGATATAACGGCTGCGTGCTTTTACTGCTGCGCCAAGTTTCTGGCCACCGGCTGCGGTATCATCACCAAGGCCATCGCTTTTAATTTCCTGATTGGCGTCGTACAGCAGCTGCACGGTATTGCAGTACTCCATCAGCAAATAACAATCCTCCATCTGGAACGTGCCGCGGCTAATCAAAATTTTGCACGTCCGTCTCCAGGCATCGATGGCCATCTCGCCCAGCAGTTCATCTGGTGGAGTTACCGCTCTGGTAACAGGACTAACCTGGGTTCCTGTGTTGTTCGATTTTCTTCCAGCACCAGGTGATCGCATCCCCGTAGTCATTAAAAAGCACCCCAAAACGTCCCAAAAAAAAATTCTTATTTCTCACGCGCAAAAATCTACCTGAAGCGGCAGTCCCGAAGCGCGAAAGGGGTTGGGGATTTGATCCCCCCTACCCCCTGGCGGCAGCTGCCTCAGTCGAGGTGGAAGTCGTCATTCAGGCTGCGCCGACGACCGCTGCTCGCGTTGTGTGGGCAGGCATTCGAGTTATGCCCGGACTGACCGCAATAACTGCAGCGCAGATTGGCGCGATGCGATGAACCTCCCCACGTTTTCGGGCAGTTAGCTCGCGTATGGAGCCCTGAACCGCAGTAAGTACAGCGGGTATAACCCATCATGACCTCCAATAAAAAAGGCCGCGTTAGCGACCTTTATATTTCATCTTCATCATCCAGCTTATTGTTTGCCGAGTTTCCTCAATAATCCGTTTGCAATTCTCAGCAGCTTCTCTTTGCCATTTATATAACGCCTCGGCATCATGGCTATTAGCTTTCATAGTGATACTCCCAATGCCATTTCGTTGGAGAATCGCAAAAGCGCCCATTAATCCATTCTTTCCCTTTAACCCGGACCAATCGGTATCGTAGAGTACTTACTGGAGCCATCGGTGCATCGGCTAGTAGTTCAATGCACCCTTCTTCAATAGTCGTCCGGCGCGGCATATTCAGCACTTCAAGTTCCGGCATTCCGTTTCTGTCTACGGCGATGTCGAAAACTTTCGCATCATAAGGTCCGCCGACTAATGGTATTTCCATCACAACCTCATCTTAGTTGTTCGTCAGGTAATCAATGGCAGGCGATGACGATGCCGCTTTTCGGGAGCGACCCTAGCCACTGATAATTCAATTAGGTGTGGTGGCCGGTGCTGATCTCCGGCATTCATTCCTTTCGGATTGCCGCAAGTTATGTCTGCGTTTAATGGCCTCTTGGGAACCCCACAGCGGGCGCGCATCAGCCTGCGCATTCACCACAATTTGACATTATCACAGGCACTCAATGAATACCTGTTGTAATGCCTGCCACACTCTCGCAGTGGCCGCGCTCATGCCCTTGAGACCTTGCCGCTTATCGCCGCTCATAACCGGTGCGCGTCTGGCGTTCGCGCTGCTTTACCGTCACACCCTTTTCCTCGATTGACCCTGACCAGCGGTATGTCGCAGTTCGGACCTGCGTCTGGCTCTCTCACTGAGACTCGGGGCCGCATCATGACTGCGGCATGTACTGGCGGCCTGACCGCGTTAATACTTCATCGCTTTTATTCCTCTAACTCAGGAGCGGTTCCGCCATCAGCCTGCAGTACACTTTCAGGGATACGGCTTTCCAGCGGCTGCATCTCAAAAATTTTGAGTCCATCAAAACCAAGGAAGGTTGCGTTGGTATTGATATTGCCGGTGATGAAGTCGCTAACATCCATCAATAAAGCGTTAACGATGCTTTCTGTGTCCTGCCGCCAGTAGTTCTCGATGGCCGTCAGTAACGGATCAGAACCATTGCTAACTGACTGCTCGCCAACCTGGTAGGTTTTTTTGTTGTCTTTCCCGGTGACACATACCAGCTTGCTGGTCTGCATGGATATCTGATCCGCGGTGTTCACCTTAACGGTGATCGTAGCGACCTTATTGCCTTCATCGTTCGTGCTGGAGGCATAGAACATGGCGAGGGTTAGCTCATTGCGGTTATACATTATTGGCTCCGTTGGCGGTTACGGCGGCGACGGCCACGCGGCTGCGGTTGTTGGAGTGGTGGGAGGAGCTCTCCTTCCTTCGGCGGTTCAGCGCTGACTGGAACTGTTGGTTCGGTTTGCGCCTGCTGGGGCGGTGGCGGTGGAATCTCTTCTACCGGGCCTCCGCCCATTTCAACCTTCAGCAAGGGCTTTTCCTCGAGCGTATGGCTGAAGTAAAGTGCTGTTACTCCAGCCCCGAGGAATGACGTTCCGTTTTTCTCCAGGGCAACCAACTTCCCATCAACGTATTCAATTTTCAGATTCGTGGCGGTCATCGCGTTCTCTCTGTTGCTGTTTTCTTTCTGTGACATGGCCAGCACAACGACTCCAGGTTGGAGTCGTCATCAGTACCGCCGTGGGCTTTAGGGATGATGTGGTCGACGCTGGTAGCTTTTGTGGCTATGCCGTGACGTCGGCAGTTCTGGCAAAGATGTTTGTCGCGCTGGAGGACTCTGGCGCGGCGGATTTCCCACGGTCGGCCATAACCCCTTTCATGCCGACTTTTCCCAGCCTGATAATTGCGCCAGCCATCGCCAGCATGTTGCTGCCGGTGGGCATCACAATATCCGCTGGCATCATTGGTTATTGCCGCGCACCCCCGGTGGCGGCATGGGCGTTTAGAGCGGGCTGGCATTAGCGATGATTCTTAATAGCAGACCAGATTTTACCGCCAGGCTTAAGCCCTTTATCTAAAACGGTAGCAATGTGCTTAGATATGGCGCTTTCGACCTCATCCAGCGACTGCAGGACGGAGCTAGCATCCATCTCGACTCTTACCGTAAGGGTTGAAACCTGCTTTCCCTCACCATCAGCGCCCGGCTTGATGGTCGATACGGGGATTGTTATTGGATCGCCTATTTCGCCAAAAATTCGAAGGGGAGCATATTCGCCACTAACAACACCACCTGTAGGACGATCCAATTCGGCAAATGAAGCTTTGACAGCCGATGCCAGCTTTACAGCGTGATCGCTGGCTTTATCTAGGTTAGTAGTGGGCAGGAAATGCACTAGCACCGCCGAAAGCGTTTCTTGCTCGATGCTATTACCGCAAAGTTGCCCTTCATAGCTGGTAACTGTGTCGTCGGGCGGTGTCTTGAACATGTAACTAATATCCATGGCACAAGAGCGCGGCGTAACAAAATGCTCAACACAGAACTTCAAGCCTGCAGGCGTCAACCAGGTGAAGTAATTTTCCCCTTGATATGCCATCGCGGTATTCCCGCTTTCAGCAAGACCTCGCTCGCGTAATTCTGCTGCGCCACTCTTCGCCGGTAAATCTCCTGACGGAAGTGCTCCACGGAAGAAAAGCGCAAAGAGCGTATCCTTTGCTCCGCCTGAAAGTTCATCGATTCGGATCATAATTAATGGCCTTTAATTAAGAATGAAAAAACCACCCGAAGGTGGTTTGTTTTCATCAAATAGTTATGGGGTTAATTCATCGTGCGACCGCGGTCGCACGGCTAGCCGAAATCTCTAAATACGGAAGGTCGTGCCGGTTATGCTTCAGCTCCAGAGGCCCGGAAGCAAAATCGACTTCATAGGTTTTGCTATACGGAGATGAGACTTTCCCTGTGAGAGAATCCTCGACAAGAACTTTCCCCCCGCAGCTGACCTTGAAGCTGACCGAGGTGCCGCTGACGATTCCGTCGTTAATTTCTTGAAGGTTATTAACCTTCACCATGAGCACCATTTTGGAGGGACTAGCCACCGGCGGATAATGCACCGTGGTATAAACCGGAAGCTCCATTTTGTACGCATAGTGATATTCCGCCGTGGCGCCGGGGGACATCTGCCAGCCAGGGAGCATCAGAATCGCGTCAGCGCAACGGAGCATGGCAAAACAAATATCCATGTATTCGCGCTGCTCCAGCCCATTAGGGAGGCTGGCAGGACTCAGAACGGTATGACCGTGACGGGTCAGCCGGTCGGCCTCTTTATTGAATGCCTCGCGGTTAAAGTTCTCTCGCCCGGTCATCGGGCCAGCAATATAAATTTTCATTGAGTACTCTATTTCGGTGCGGTACAGCCCGCTTCAAGCGCGGCAATGTAACCGGTCAGTTTTCCCATATCGTCATCAGCGATAACGAAATGCCCATCGATGTGAACCACATCAATCGCCGGTTTTTCCGCTGCGCACGGAGCCGGATTCAGTATTGGTGCCATCGGGGTTGATTTCGCGCACCCGGCCAAAGCGACGCAGATAATCAGCCGGGTTGTTACGCGCATAATCAATCCGAGCTTGTCGCTCCGTTTCATTTCGGGCTTTTACTGCCTGGCCGATCATCTCCAGGATAATCGCCAGCGCTCTCAATGCGGCTTCCACGCAGCTCTCCATTGTTTTTGGCTGTCTCCACCATCACACGAAAATCATCATCTGATGGGCCTTTGGCTTTTCCGGCATCCCGCGCTACTTTGCTGATCGCATCGGCGTTCCGGGCGTGGGCATAGTTCGCGGCAACAAGGTCGAGAATTTTCATGACCACAATGGGGATTCTTTTGGTCACTGATGGGGGAAGTACGGCACGCAGCTGCGCCACCGCATACAGCACGATAAATACGGCAGTTACGCCGCTGGCCCAGCCAGCTGGCAGGGCGCTCAGAATTGAATCCAGATCCAGACCGAGACTTTCATTAGCCATCGCCGGGGGCGCAGCCATCACGAGAAGGACGAAGGCACCATTCATCAGCAACCAGGCTTTAGCCATACGTTTTAAACTGTTCATAATCACTCCTCGCGCCTCACTGCGTGAATAGCGCATCAACGCCAGCGCGCTGGCATTTATCGATGTAATCCTGCGGCGTGCCTTTGCCTGCCGAGGTGTTGTAATACTTTTTCCAGTAAGCGGCGCGAGCCTCGCGGGTCGCCGGAATCGACTCCGGGACCGTCAAATAGCGCAAGCGGCAAAACAGCATCGCCATGAGCGGTGATGTTCTCAGCTCCTGGTAAACCGTCCGGCCCAGGTCGATACCAAACTGATTCAGCAGAACGGCGGCGTAACGGCTGTTTTTGTACTTATCGCGAAGCCATTCGAAGGTACCGAGATCAACCTGGGTTAATCCGGTTCCGGCGCTGGTCGGCGTTGGGTCTTTGTAATCGCCCAGCAATGTCTCGGCTGCAGCCGTTTCGACACACAGCAGAACCGCCGTATTGGCTTTACCATTCCCGATCACATCGCAAACCGCTTCGGCGTAAAGGCGCGCGTCTTGCTTGCTCACCAGTCCATAATTCATCGTTCTTTTCTCCCGCCGAAAATTCGGCTGATTGTTCGTTTTGCAAAGCCGGTGATTTCGTTGACGGTGTGTGGCCATGCCACAGCCGATAAACCGGCGAGAGTTATTACTTTCAAAATTGAAATGTTGCCCATGAGGCCATAAGCCCAAAGGATGATGGCGACAATGACGCCTCTCAGAACGTCACCAATGAGGCGGCGCGGGTTGATGGGGTTCTCAGAAAGCAGGGCGCTTGAAACCACTCCAGCGGCCAGCATGAGCAAGACCAGCCAGAGATCAGGATTTCCATATTCGATAGCTGTGTTCATGACTCCGCCACCCGCGTGGCGGGTAATAAAAAGCCCCGCACTTAGGCGGGGCTGTCGATTATTGTTTTTCTATCTCGGAGACCGTCTGTAAAAATCGCTCCTCTTCCAGCTCTACGCCGATGGACTCGCGCCCTAACTGCAGCGCGGCCTTAATCGTTGCACCCGACCCCATGAAAAAGTCGGCGATAACATCGCCAGGGCGCGTACAAGCCGAAATGATGTCGAGCATCATCTGCAGCGGTTTTTCGCAAGGGTGTTTGCCCGGATAGTACGGAACCGGTGGATACGTCCACACGTTGGTGTGCGGGACGTCTTTTGTCACACGGAATGGTCGCCGCAGGTTCTCATACTGCTGACGCAGCTCGGAATACTGAACAACCAGTTCGGAATATTGCGCCGCTAACGCGCCGTATTCCTCCTGCAGCGCCGTATGCGGCTCGGCAAGTCCTGTTGTTCCTAACTCTGCGGCCTTTCTGTTAAACAGCGCCTGCAGCGCCAGGTACTGCCGTTCATTGGGTAGCTGCCATTGGCTGGTGCTGAACCAGTGGCTACACATCTTCGTGCCGGTTGCCTCGTTGATTTCAGCAGCGGAAATACCAAGCCGCTGGCGAGCATCGCGGAAATAGTTGATAAGCGGTTCGAAAACTTCACCCTTCAACTTCTGACACTTTGTCGCGTATCCAGTCTGGCCTTTTGCAAACCCTTCTGCGCCGTAATGCTCCGCGAAGAAAATATGCTCGCTGGCCGGGAAATAAGAACGGAAGCTTTCTTTTCGAGCGCCATTCCAGCGCCCGCTGGGTTTAGCCCAGACGATATGGTTCAGCACGTTGAAACGTTCACGCAACAACAGCTCAGTGTCCGACGATAATTTCGGGCCACAGAACACATATAACGAACCGGCTGGTTTAAGCACGCGCCAGAACTCGGCGAAGAACTCATCCAGCCAGGCTAAATAATCCGTTACGGTGGGCCATTGGTTGTCCCAGGAATTCGCCTTTACGCGGTAATACGGCGGGTCGGTGATAATGGCGTCTAAGCTGTTGTCCGGCAGGGTTTTGATATATTCCAGTGAATCTGCATGCACAAGTTTAGCACTGTTTATTTTTACAGTGTTTTTCATGGTCTTTCGGGGCCTTTTTTGATAGGCTCTTTTTGCTGTTGCGCAATCAGCAATGGGCCTTGATTTCACCCTGTCAGGTGGCATGGGTCGAAAGCTGCAGCATGGTGGCACATGCTGCAGCGCCCATTTCCAAGGCATAAAAAAACCGCCTTAGTGGCGGTTGTGAGGGCGCTGGTTATAAAATTCCCAACTTAGAAAAAAGATACCTAAAAAAGCCTGATTTGCCAACCTTTTTAAAATTCTTTCTGTGCGACCGTGGTCGCACAGTTTTCAGAAGTTGCCGTTTCTATATTCCGGGGTCAGTGAGTACCGCCCAAAAGCGCCCCGCTGCGCTACCCCCATACAAAGCATCTGCTCGATAATAAACTCAACCGCTGGCAGGCTAACGTTGCAGGCGTCGCTTAATTCCTGCGGGGTAATGCGGGGATGCCCCCGCATTACACACTCAACGCTCAAGGCCGCTTCGGTCATTGTCTCGCGGATCTCTTTAACGTTCATCCTCTCTCCTTAGTCTTCGAACTGGTAATCAACATCGGCCATAAAGCGGTTCAGGTCGGCCAGTGTTGGTTCCATTGTTCCAACCAGTCGGCCTGCCAGTCTGTCTGTAATGTTCTCGCTGTTGAAGCTGTACTCACGCTGGAAACGCTTCACTTTCTGCCAGACTTCATACAGCTCGTTAGCAATTTCAGCCGCGTCCTGTCTCATTTTTTCGTTGCCTTGATAGTTCATAATATCCTCCAAATTCATCTAGTTATCGGGTTATTCCCCGTCTCAACGACACGAACTGTAACTCTGGCAACATGAGACATCCAGTCTTATTTTTCACTTTTTAGTGAAATTTCTCTATTGCGTGAAAATTAATTTATTGGTATATTTAAACACATAGGGAGGATATACTATGTTTAACGTGATAACCCACCCGGCAGCGCTGGAAGAGTTACAGGAACTACCGGACGAGTTACGAGGTCGCATGACCCGACTGATTGAAAGACTGGAAAGTGAAGGAAAACTAAAAATGCCTCATAGCCGCGTAATTGGCGCCGGGCTTTTTGAGTTAAGGGTTGGAGACAAGAACATAGCAAGAACGTTATACGCTTACGCAGTCGGCCACGAAATCTACCTGCTGCATGCATTTGTTAAGAAGACACAGAAAACCCCGACAGGGGCCATAGAGATAGCAAGAAAGCGCCTGAAGGAGATGAGCTAATGAAAGTAAAAGGCATCCCATTTAACCAGGTTAAAGAAAATCTGCTCAACACCCCGGAGGCAATCCGGGGTTACCAGGAAGCAGATAAAGAACTGGCACTGGTCGAAATGCTGTACGACATGCGCGAAAAGGCCGGGTTAAGCAAATCTGCCCTGGCTGAACGGATGGGGATCACACCATCTGCTATTAGCCGCCTCGAAGGGAACCCTTTAGGGGCCAGCATGAAGACACTGAGCAAGTACGCACAAGCGTGTGGCGCTGAGATTAATATTCAGGCCGTGTACTAAACGTAAAAAGGTGGGGGAGACCTCACCTTTTTTAGTTCGCTGGTGGTTAGTGGCTTTTGCCTTCAACCTTGTTTAGATCCCGACACCGCTGCACCATCTTACGTGACATACAAATCAGGCGCATAGTTTGGGCCATATGCAAACTGGCCTCCGGCGAAGCCATCGCCACCGATACCATATCCAGCACTGCATCGATATCGCTCAGCTTAGCATCGAGCCTTTCGCAATTTGAGAGGACCGTATCTTCCATCACCTAGCCTACCCGTTATTCTTCTAACAAAATATTAATATACTGTATAAAAGCACAGTTATTTTTGCAAATACTAAAACGCCATTTCTTGTCAAGCTGCACATTAAATTTGCAGATTTGTCCGATACTTATGAGCGCGGCCTACTCCTCTTTCCCTCTTTTCAATGGTTCCGGTGTTGACTGCAACATCCAGTATTTTCCTTATGGTTCGGGAGTTGAGGCCCACATCAAAGACCAGCATCGATGCCAAAACAAAACCGTCCCCACCACTGGCCAGGCTGCTTTGGGTTCTCTCCCGGAGTTTCTCCAAAAGTAACGTCGATTTATCCATTTTTAACCCTCCGTGACCAGTCACGCCTTAATGGCCAGCTTTAGTCTGGTAGTCGTCAGTAAGCATGAGTTTTCGCCGTCGAAGATGCATTCAGACACCGGCAGCGCCTGACCACATCGCTGGCATGTGTTCGCCAGGCTCTTTTGAAGCGCCTTGTAGTTCTTTCGGATCAACAGGCCGATTACTTCATTTTCTGAATACGGCGTTCTACCTGGGCGACGCTGGACGCAAATCTCGCCCAGCATGCGCAGTTCCTCCGGCTCCAGCACCCAATCGCGTCTGGTGGTGCCGGACTGCTTTAACCGTTCACGGCGCTGCCGTTGCCGTTCTGCAGGGGTTTTAGCCACGGCAATCCTCCTGTTCATTAAGCAATTTTTGAAACTGGGCACGGTAGAACCGGTCTATATAATCGGCAAAAAAAAACGCATACTCAGATTTCCCGGTTTCTAAGCAAGTCCACTGATAAGCCCGATTTTCGTCAACGTCTTCCTCATCAAGAACCGTCCAATGCCTGACCTTGAACCACTTTTTTACTCTTACGATCGCGCGCTTTCCGTCTTTATCTCCAAATTTAACGACTTCAAGTTTCACGGCCTCACCTCCGAATCGGAATAGCGCAGACAATCAGCTGCTGATATCAGACCTTCCTTTTGGAGATAGGCGGTGAAATTTGCCGCCTGCTGGCTTTCCGGGTTGTACTTTCTCACCGTTCTGCAGAGCGTCTTCACCATCATGACCAGGTCACGCAGCTGCCGGTGCTCTTCGCTGGTGGCTACCGGCGCTGGCTGCGATTTAGGCATGTCGCACTCGTTTGTCGGATGTGGGTTTTCACGAATAATCCGCGCCATTTTTGCCAATGGCCTTTCGTCTTCTTCATTGAATTCCCGAATGACTTTTGCCAGTTTATCGGCGTCCTCGGATGAAATGTCGCCATCGATAAACATTACCGGCTGAGTTACCGGCGCTGGCTGCGCGTTTCGTCCCTGTACTGCGTCATCGAGCTGTTGCAGGAGAGTATCGACTACGGCGGCAGCGTTTTGCGGAGTAACCTCACCACCCTCATGCTCATATCCGCTGAGGTTAAGGCGCTCAACAATAGCGGCGAGCTCTGGCGCTGGCTGCTCTTGGAACTCATCGGCATATCTAATAACACGGTCAATTAGGCGCTGAATCCATCGCTCTATCTGAAAGTTAAACTCTTCCTTTGACTCAGGGAGGGCCATACCAACTACACCGAGCGCCTTGTCGAGATTTTTGGGGATGAATTCATTACCTACCGTCTCATTATCCATTGCGGCCAGCGCCATACGTGCCAACTCCCTGACTACTACTGGCGGCGCATATCTGTCATTCAGGTCATCCCACAGCTCGCACATTTTCTTGCTATCGTCAGGATGAACATCTTCGTTAGTACCAGCCAGCGCGGTAATAACTTCGTCGGCGGCAACAATGATTTTCTGTGCCTGCTCTCTGGTTATGGTTGATTTGGTCATGGTTGGCTCCAGTTATCTTCAATCGCCACCCCTAAGCGGTGCAGCCAGTCGGCAAGTTTGAGCATCGACTCGCGGTCGCTAAGTCCACTAGGAAAGTCTTTCAGTTCGATAGTTGGCATAAAGCGACCAAAGCTATCGCGCTCTACGGTCAGGAATTGCTCCAGAACAGTCTGCTGAATGCGGCTGTTATGCCTCACCAGATAAACTGATTGTGAGTTTTTCTCCTGATAGTCGTACCGATAGCTGGTCAGTATCATCTGGCTTCTGGTGCGATCAGTTCCTCGCCACATCACACAGCTCCCCGATTTGCCAAAAATACAGCCCTTGCGAATCCCCGCGGTGTAAGTGAGCGGAGTTGTTTTGTGCGCGGCGAGTTACCTCCTAACCAGCGCCACCCCCAGAACAGGCCAATATTTACTGGACCAGGTTTTTTCTCTGGCATTACAAACCCACCGCCAGCCCAGATGCAGGTCTTTTTCGTATATCCGTCATACGCTGGCATTTTTGGGTGGAAACTTTCCTCACCCCCATGCATGTAACCGCCGTATTCATACGGGTGAAAGTAGTAATCAGCTTTTCGCCATTCTGTAGACATTTTCCCTACCGGGTTCTCTACCATCCATTTAGCGCCGAACTCCTCCGCGATTCTCTGGACCATTTTCGCGTTGTCTACTGAAACAAGGCTGGTATGCCCCTCGTGCGACGCACCTGATACAGCAAGCTCTGTGCAGTCAGGGAACGCAAAGATAATGCTAGGGCGTGGGATGTTCATCGAGGCGCACTTCTTCGCAAAATCCCCATCAATCCACATGTCGATATGGTGTATTAACGGATGCTCCTTGCGCCCTGCGTACTCGCCATGATTGCCTGATGAAGCGTTGAAGCAGTACACGGTGTAACCATATTCAGCCCACGGAAGTCCCATAATCCCGGAGCCATCAAAGAGTGACCAGATAACAGATTTAGCCATCTACTCATCCCCCTCACAACGGAATCCAGCAAGGCGAATCTGCCGCTTAGCGAATGTAATAGCTTCTTCATATACCTTTTCTTCTTCAGTCCAGTAGCCGTTTGTTTTCGGCAGTTGTACCGGCCTGGCTAACTTTGACTCCAGCTGGCGTTTTATGTCCTGCAGCTGCTCGATGTGATCGGCCTGAGCGGTGTTTGCACGGAGTGCTGTTTCAAGCGAATCCGCTAGGACATCCAAATCATCAAGTGTCACGAACAGGATATCGTAACCAAGCTCTCTTGCTGAGGACGAGCGGCGCTTAATGCTATTAATCAGCCGGGTGATATCTGTCATGCGAGCCACCACTCAAGCAGGGATAAAAGGCCGTACCCAAAACCGAACAGCACCGCGCACAGAACCAAATCGGCGATAAAGTTCAGTACCAGGAGCGTTTTCAGGCTGTAGTTGAATAGCTCGGAGTTCATGCGGCCTCCTGCTGGCAAACCTGATTAAGAACGCCGAGGATCATCTGGCAGTCGGCAAGCGCGCGATGGGCGCCAGCGGTTGAAACTCCGTGACGCGCAGCTGCTGTCGCCAGGCTTTGCTTTTTGAAGCTCTCCCGCTTCTCGTCGTACTCTCCGTGCCACTGGTCGTAAATCGCTTTGGCGTCAATATGGCGTGTCTCGATGGCCATAATGATGGAGGTGATGCGGTGAGGCGTCAGGCCGTCAAAAAAACCGCTCTTCAGGCAGGTCTGCACCATCAGACGGGCATCAAAACTGGAGTTCCACGCCAGCCATTTATGCTTCAGAATAATTTTCAGAACCGCTGGGAAAACGTCATGCCACGAAGGCGCATCAGCGACCATTTCGTTGGTGATGTTATTAATTTTGGTGACGTCTGGTGGAATAGGGCGGCTCGGTTTTACCAGGCTATTTAAAAGAATCTCACCGCGCATATTAATTATCGTGATTTCGATTATTTCATCAAAATCTTTCAGACCAGTTGTCTCAGTATCGATGATGACATAATCGCTTCTTAGCCAATTGGTCATCATCATTTTTAAAACTGATTGATGATAAGTAAGCATCTTATTCCCACATTTTTTGTTGAAAAGTTCTGGACGGTGTTGGGACTTTCCTGGACTCAGGGAGGTAAACAAAAACGTAATACGTCCCGTCCAAATCATCCGAACGTGTAATTAAAGTCTCTCGACCTTTATTTCGATAAACATTTGAAATACGCACCGCATCATCGTATGACATGGGGCCTTGTTTAAATGGAGTTCTCATCGTTATTCTGTGCGACCGTGGTCGCACCCTCTTGTATTTCCAGATAACGTTTCAGCCACATGTTCTCGATGTGCTTATTTCCAGGCTGATTTGATAAGTACCACTCAGTGATAACCGCTTGCCGGTTCGTATCAGGGTGAGTCCGGTAGTCGCAGGTAGGACACCAGATGATGTATTCCTTCCGGGTTCCTGCGTACCTCAGCTCTGGTCTACCGGGTTTCCTGTGCATAATCTGCTGACACAGGCAGGTCGGCACATCCTGTACGATGGCGGTTGATGATTTCACTGCGCTTCTCCGCTGCGTTTAATAACGCGGTGCTATTCAGATACAGGCATCGTGATTTCATTAATGCCCAGCGTTTTTTGTAATCCTTACGCCAGCTATCAATGGTGATATTCAGTAAAAAACTTATATGCTCATCCTCACGCAAATGGTCTATTTCCTCATTGCGTAATATCGAGGCTTTAACCTGCTGAATAGCGTAATAAGTTAATCTCTTCATCGTTTTCTTTGTCAGCTCTTTCATTTTTTTCAAATCGGTATTTGAATGAGCGACCAGAAAATCAAGCCATAGCCACTGGCATATAGCCTCATCGTTTTTAAAATTCGGCTTACAGCCATAGCAATAATGCAGCCAGGCTATTTCCTCACGTTCTAATTGTTCAATCGCTCTGCGCCAGCTGGCTGTCTGAAAGTCCAGCTCAGTTAACAACATTGAGGATTGCTTAAACGTTTTCCCAACGTGATAACGAACCTGCTCTGCAGAGACCGAAATTTCATATTTATTACTCTCGCCCATTTGAATCACTCGGGTCGGCTTATCAGTAAACCTGCCGGAATTGGCAAGACGTAACTGCTCAAGTTGAACTTCTAAGATGCCTCGCTGGAGGTAATGAAGATCTGAAAGAGCCGTGGCCACACAGCCCCGGATTCGCTCAAGTTCCATAGTCACTACCGTCCTTGCTGACTCGCTTAACGGTGAAATCGCTTTTTAATTTGTATGCCGTTCGGACCTCGATATCGCTTTGACGTAAAGGTGGAATTTCCCCTGCTGCCAGCCATTGATAGACCGCGCCAGGTGTGACACCTACGCCTGCAGCTGCTTTTTCAACGTCGCCAAAGTGGCGGATAAGTTCTTCTGGCTTCATAAAATTATTATATTCGATAACTACGAATTAAAGCCAGGTATAATTTATAAATTTTATAGCCAGCTATAAACAGATCGTTTATGATTAATCGTATGAAAACACGAGGCGAACGACTGAAAGCACGCCGTTTAGAATTGAAGATGACACTGAAGCAAGTCGCGGAAAGTGTGGGTATCTCTCTTCCTGGCGTCCAAAACTTAGAACGTGGCGACGTTATGCCGTCGCTGGAGATCGGGCTTGCCCTGGCGAAATGCCTACGCAAACCCGTGCAATGGATACTATTTGGTACTGAATCTGATCCTGACCGCGTTCCTGTTATTGGCACAACAGAAAGTGGCCCGGATAGCGACTGGCAGCCTGGAGAACCTGCCAACACCGAACGATTCCTGCCGTTCGTTAGCCAACGGAATACCGTTTACGCGTTAACGGTCGGGAACCAGATTCAGCACAACTACCAGCCGGGTGACGTCATCCTGGCTGACTCAACTCTTACGCCGGTTCCCGGCGAGGATGTGTTAGTTTGTGATAATGGCGGGAAAATCTCGATACAGCGGTTAGCGCGGTTTGATGATGAGCACTACTACTTAGATGGTGCTAATTCTCAACGGGTTATCCATGAGAAAAGTGATCTTCAATTCGTGCATCAAATAGTCGGTACGATCAAATCGTTCATGGTAGAGGGTAGATGATAGAATAACAGGGTTTATTGCTGCCTATAAATCTGGTTTAATGCGAGCTATAATGTATCGCGGTTGAATCGGACTGCAGCAGCCGAAAAAAGACGAAAAAAAACCCGAGTCGGCAAACTCGGGCCTTTTTTCAGGAGCAGAGCCACAAAACAAGCAGCACAGTCCTTCGGAAGATTTGTGCGTTTATTGTGGCTGCTCCTGCGGATTTTTTCAACCCGAAAAAACATAAATTCGCATGGAAAGGCTTAAAATGACCTTACAAGAATTCTATGCGGATCGCTTCGGTAGCGATCCGTATTCATTGCTTGAAGCGGCGCGGGATGAGCTGTCAGAGCTGGCCAGAATGGCTGGCATTAACTGGACAGCATGCGCTGATAACATTCAGTTGAACCCGCGCGGCGGGGAAGAGCGTTATTCCAAATATAACGGCCAGGCACCCGAGGCTCTCGAAAAGAGCCTCAAAGGGCGCGTGGAAATCTACTCCCGCAAGGAACAACACAAAAGCGGCATCAGCTACCCATTCGTCAACTTTGTCCAGAAAGGGCATGACGAAGGTTCCTGGAGCGGCTTCTCCTTCCTGTTCTCCGAATACCGCCGCGACCAACAACGAAATCATGCGACCGTGGTCGCACAACCTGCTGAAGAGCTGGCGCGTATCGAGCGCCAGGCGGAAGCACGTAAACGCCGTCTCGAACAACAGCGAATTAATGACCTTAAAAACAACCAGTTAGAACATGAGCGTTTGCTCGGCTGGTTGGCTTTTCACAATGCATGGGAACACGCGCCAGCTGAAGACGGTTCCTGGCCCTACGCAGTGAAAAAAGGCATTCGTGACGTATTTAGCGCTTGCGATATTCGTCGCGTGACCAGTCACGACAACGCAAAATGGAGCCGTGGGCCGACTACATACATGGCGATTCCGCTTGCCCACCTGGATGGACGCAAAGACGGACGCATTGTCGGCTGGCAACGTATCGACCAGCGCGGCGGTAAATTCCAGACCAGCGCGATCACAAGCGGTGATTTCGTCGGGTCATGTTTTGTTATTGGCGACCTGAAAGGCGCGCAAAATGTTGCTGTGGTGGAAGGTTTCGCCACCGGCGCATCGGTATGGCTGGCTACCCGAAAAGACCCGAAAAAACGTTTTGATGCCGTCGTTGTCGCCGTTGCTGCAAACAACATGATTCACGTTGTCGAGCAGCTGGTGAACATGTACCCGGCGGCAAAAATTACCTGTGCCCTGGATAACGACCGCAAATCATCTGCAGAAGGCAAAGGCAATACCGGCTTGCGTACCGGCTTTGACATCGTCTCCAAATTCAGCGGCATCAAATGCGTTTACCCGACCTTTGAAGATGATCCCCATCTGGAGTGCAGCGACTTCAACGACCTGCACAGATTACGCGGACTCCGCGAGACCTGCCGCCAGCTTTTCGCCAAAGGCAACCGCCTGAGTACCAGCACCGATTTACTGACGCTGACGCTGAACAAACTGAAAACGGCTAAGTGCGATAACCGCCGCACGTTCGCGAAAGAACTGTTAAGCGCGGTGGATATCGGCATGCTTACTTGCCCGGTACCGAATAGCCCGTCCGATCTGTTTAACATGTTCTGCATTGTGCTGCGTGATATGGGGCTGGAAAGCGTCTATCGCGCCACGGTTAAAGACCACATCGCGCGTCGCCTGAATCGTAAATGCCGGACCGCCCAGGCTCCTCGTTCCTTTAGCGAGCGCATCACCGACCCGAACAAACGTCCCCAGCACATCACGTATAAGCGCTTCGAGACATCCGTAATGACGGATGAAATTCTGCAATACGTGCAGCAGCTGCAGGGCATCGTTATTGTCCGCGCCGGTATGGGTTCGGGCAAGTCGACAGGCCTGCTTCGCCCATTGATGCATAACGCCGAACGCGGCGTTTCCGTCGCGCACCGCGTAAGCCTGATTGGTGGCCTGTGGGAAATGATGACCGAGCAGAAAGGGACCAAAGCCGATATTCTGCATTACCAGGACCCCGGCTATCAGGAAATGGCCCCATACGCGAGCAAGTTGACCATTTGCATCAACTCCATCGTGAAAGGCTGCTGGCAACCGCTGATGCGCCAGCATGACTATTTCGGCTTTGACGAAGCAACGCAGGGACTACGCGCCGTTCTTTCTGGCCGCGCAATGGAAAACCCGGTCGCCGTTTTTAATACGCTGATTGACGCGCTGGCCAGAACGGAATTGCACCCCATCATGGTTGACGCTGATGCTAACGATCTGCTGGTCGACCTGGCGGAGCTGGCGATGAAGCGCCGCGAAGAAATGGGCCTGCCGGCATGGCTGCAAATTCACGTTATCGAATTGCCGGTCGACGTTCGCAACCGCGAAACGGGCGAACCTATCCGCGTATTCTACACCGAGAAAGATCGCATCATGACCGAGGTGATTAAAGCAGTGGAACTCGGTGAAAAAATCATGCTGGCGACCGATAGCTCAACGTTTGCCGAAGACGTTACCGCCACGCTGCGCCAGCGCTACCCGGAAAAGAAATTCCTCTGCGTAAACCAGAAGAGCAAGCCGGAACCAGAGGTCGAAGAATTTACCAATAAACCGAAAAAGATGGTGAAGAAGTACGACGGCCTGATTTACAGCCCATCGATATCCTCCGGTGTCTCCATCGAGCAGAAGCACTTCGATCGCCATTTCGGTATGTTCTGCGGCGAAGTAGTCCCCAGCGATGCTATCCAGATGCTTCGCCGCGACCGTACCGCCAAAGAATTCATCATCGGCTTTGATAAGGTTCGCGCGCGACGCGAAACCGACCCGCAAAAAATTGAGCGCGCTTTTGTTCAGGCGCTGCTGGCCACCGCCGGTATGAACGGCGAACTAACCGACGTTGTGTTTGACGGCGATCGCATCTCTATGGGCGTGGCCAATACCGATTTTACCAGGATGAAAATCAAAGCGGCGGCGATAGAAGCCTCCGCGCGTAATGACTACGCCAGCAATATGATCTGCATTATGCACAGCGACGGCTACAAGGTTGCCCCGCTGGCGTCCGACGAACTGGCGAACTCCGTCGGCAAGGAGCTGCGTAAGGAAGCCCGCGAAATTGTCTGGGAACAAACGCTGGACCTCCACCTGAATATCGAAACGCCGAGCGAATCTGAACGTGAGGCCATTCTGAAAAAACGCGCCCTGACCCTGGAAGAACAGGCAAAGCTGGTCCGCTGGGACATCGAGCATGAGCTGAAGTTACCGGTCAACGAGGACAACCTGAAATTCTACTTCGATGGCGCGCGCGATAAGGTTCGCCGTTACGAAACCATGCTGCTAGATGAAGTCACGGCGCGACGTTTTGACCGCGAGGAATCCGCGATCAACTTTACCTATGCCTTCAGGCAAACAGGCCAATGGCAATACTTTACCGCCACGGCGATGACCCGCGAGCAGGCCGATGAAGCATTCCAGGCGAAACACCCTGGCATCACCGATTACAAAGTCAAATCGACACCGGCGGTCGAGGTCGGTATGCGCGGCTTCTACGGCCTCAAATCTACGGTGCTGCGCCAGTACTTCATCGACTGCGGCATCGACCCGGAAACCATGACCGGCGAAGCCACCCAGGCCAGCATGAAGTACGCCAGGGATAAACTCATGACTACCGAACGGCGGGACCTGTTAAACAACGTCCTGCGCATTGGCGGCTTTATGACGCCGAAGGGCAAGCCGAAGGTTCCCGAGGCGCTGTTTAAAACCATCTGCGAGTCGCTCGGCCTGAAAACCGACAAGCGCCGTGCCAGGGACGGGGACAAGCGCCCGACCATCCGTTTTGTGGATCAGGATTCGGCGGCGTTCATGATGGATATTCTGGCGAACCGCCAGGACGACGGCCTGTCTCTGCAGTTGCGTAAAGCCGAGAAAGCGGCCACCGAAGTGGATCACGGTTTGGATCTCAATATATATATGGATCATAAAACGCGATCCACAAACGGGGATGATTTGGACGCCCCTCATTCAGTAATCACTGAGGCGTTGGCCGAGCTGCCGGTGCCGGTACCGGAGACCTGGGCGCTGACCGCGCTGTCCGATGATGAACTGGCCACAATGACCACCTGGTCGCCAGCCAGCATTGCGATGACCTTTGCGTCCCTGTACCTCACAGAGTTCATGGACCGCCTCTCCAGCAACGAACTGCGCCGCTTGCGTGAATATATCACCGGCACAGCTACGGGCGGCTACGACGCGCAGGAGGCGTTCTATGGCTAAAGATATCGATGTACTTCTGGAACAGCAGGCGGATCAGATGACCGCCGTCTTAAAAAGCCATGCGTCGCATATTGAAAGCATGCTGGCGCAGCATCGCTTTCAGGTCGCGCAGCTGGCGTTGCACAACAGCCCGGAACCGTTCGTTCGTGAGGTATTCAACCACCTGCGTGATCGCCTGGTACAAGTCACCATCAATGAAGCTGGCCTTGCTGATGCTGAGGATGCGCGGTACCTGCTGCGAATACTTGATCGCATGGAACTGTCAGCATTAGAGGGGAAACCATTATGATTTACCGCAGGGGATGGGTGCCGGTTTTGTTTCGGCATGAGCTTGAGCGTAAGTTGAAAGAGCAGGGTTTCGACAACTGGAAAGAGATATGTAATTTTCTTTGCGGTGAAGGGGATTACTACGCCGAATCAGCCAAAATGCCAGAGCAATACGATTACCAGGTGGTCGACAATACCAAATGGATGGCAAGCCGTGACGCGACGTTCTGGCAGCGCCTGAACCGCCTGTGGTTCGTGCCGTTGTATCTGCTAACCATTCCGTTCCAGTGGCTTATCCGTGGGCGTATGGGGTTTGAAACGACATCTAAAACAGGCGCATTCTTCAGTCGGTTAACCGGGCTGAAATAACTTATTTTGATGCCCTGCAGGGTTAAACAAGACGAGGTTGTTATGGGTGAAGCAACAATAATGCAGACATTGAGATATCAGGCGCTTCAAAGAGCTATTGGTGAATTGATGGCAGCGCGTGAGACTATGCGATTAGAAGAAAATGGCGAGTATGACCCTCTCGATAAAGTAATCCAGGACTGCATCACAATGCTGAAAGACAACATGTGAGGACGCCTGAAGATTACCCTGCCTCAATAACTGATCAGGTTCTGATCAGTTAGTAAAGTAAACTATAAAAACCCCTGTCGCCGTGACTGGTCACAGGGTAAAATCTCCATGTAATTTATTGACGTGCGTTGCGTTTTGGCGGTAAAGTTAGCCCGCTGCAGCAAAATCTGTAGCCGGGCCTCGCAATCCCGAATATCCAAACGACGCACAACACGCGCCAGCGTGTTTTTTTGTGCATATGCCTGCGCATACCCGAATTATGGTGGCTCAGGCGGGGCAGCCTTTTGGCTGGCCGGTTTCGTTTGGGCCGGTATTGCGAACCCCGTCTGGGCTACCACCTCTCAAGAGATTCGCAACTCTGGTGGTAGCACCCATAACCAAACCGGAGTGCGCACCATGTTCAAATTCAAGTTCGCGGCGATCTGCCGTACTGATAAAAAATCCCATATTCATCATCTGTCCACCATCGCCTCATCCGAGCGAGAAGCCCGTCGCCAGTTCGCCAGCCGTTTTGTTCTCGTTCTGTCAGCCCGCATCCGGGTTAGCGGGGTGGCCGCATGAATCAGGTGCAGTTAAACACCCAGGGCCTGCTTGAATCGATTGAGGAGCGCCTGGCGCAGATAGAAGCGCTGGTTTCCTCCGCCCATCGGACGATCTCCAGTTACGAGGCCTCACTGTATATGCAGGAGGCGGCAGAATTGCTCCAGGTTGCCCGTGAGCTGGTACAAGAGGCCCGAAGCTGCTCTTCCTCTCTGTCAGCGCAGCTGACCGCCAGGGAGGCCAAATGAACGCACTCTCTGTTTTCTCGTTTCAGGAAAGCCACCCCGTTCGGGTGGTTCTGGTTAATGGCGAACCGTGGTTTTATGCTTCCGATATCTGCAGGGCTATTGATATAGCGAACCATCGCGATGCAGTACGTAAACTTGACGAAGATGAAAAGGGCGTCGGTTCAACCGACACCCCTGGTGGTGAGCAGGAATCAGTAATTATTTCGGAATCTGGTCTCTATACGCTAATCCTCCGCTGCCGCGACGCGGTGAAGCAGGGAACGACAGCCTGGCGGTTCCGCAAGTGGGTCACCAATGAGGTTCTGCCAGCCATTCGGAAAAGCGGTGAATACAGCTACGTCGAACCCGCGCCAAAAAGCGCCGGTGAACCGTTGGACTGGCGGCAAAAGGAAGAATTACGCGGCCTGATAAACGATATAGCCCAAAGTTTTCGTTACCACAACGCATGGAAAAGTGGTGTATGGCTGGCGCTACGTCGCGCCTGCAGAAACCCATCCCCCAATCCGATTACGGTTGATGATCTCCCAGCCATCACTGCCGAGTTGCGCCGGATATTAACGTCTGCAGAAACCGCGCTGGATAATATGCGGGCCTACGAGCGGGAATTTCTGCGTGAGGTAGTTCGCGGTGCGCGTCGGAGTGTGTCGCGTGAGGAATTGTCAATCATCGACCTTGGCTCAGAGGTGGAGAAGGTGCTGCCAGCGCATTTCGAGCTGGCCATCAATAAACTGGAGGCGTTATCCACAAAATTAGAGGCTCCTGCCGTCTCTTCCTGATTTTGTAGGGCTGGATACTGGAAAGGCCACAGGCGATAACCTGTGGCCTTTTTGTCACTTGAAGTAGGCACTCCAGGCAGATTGCATTGCCTCTACCCGATTACCGGCGGCACCAGACCAGGCGTAATGACGGCCGTCGAATTCAAACTCCACCATGTAGGTACCATCGCCATTATCCCTCGGCGCTTTAAAGTTTGGCTTGCCAGGGTGCTTCTCTTCTTGCTCAGCCTCCTCGGCCTCTTCAGCGTCGTCCGCTTCCTCCAGTTCCTCTCCTTCGCTTTCGTCTACTTCGATCTCATCGTCATCCAGCGTTTCATCTTCCTGGTCTCCGTCATCGAGATCGGCGTCGTCGATGGGCTCAATAATTTCCTCATCAGGCAGGACTATTGCAGGTGCCTCATCCTTCAGTTGCCACTGCCCATTTTCACCGACGAACTGGCCCAATGCATCGGCGGCAAACTCCAGGTAGCGAGGAATCAGCCTGGTACTGAAGTTAAATGGTCGAAGGGTACTGTTTGTGATTTTTATCGATGGGTCCTGCTCCACCAGCTGCTTCACGGTTTCATGAATACGAACCCCGGCGTCGCCTTTGGCGAAATCTGGCATCATGCTATCCAGCTTTTGAAGTGCTGCCAGACGGGTATTTTCCTCGCCGACATCTGGTCGCCATGTTCTGGAGAAATTAGCCAATTTAAACTGCTTATAGTGCAGCTGGGTGTTTTCATCGTCATGACCGAGAATTTCCATGAAGAATACGTCTTCATCGACATTTTTCCACCGAGGGTCAACGCGGAAGAACATTTCATAGGCAATACGAGCGTAAATAGCGCGGCTATCTTTATAAACCCGGCGGTCATCGCTTAAGAATTTTTTTACCCAAGGGTTAAAAGCCGTTGATAAAATAGCAGTGACCCGGCCATTTCCAGGACGAGTATCGTTTTCGCCATATCCTTTTAAGAGCTCTTCAAAATCAAGTGCAGCAGGACATGAACGAAGTTCATATATCAACTTAACAAACAATTTTGCATCGCAAAGGGTATATATTTCTCTTGATAAATTATTATCTTCAGAGCGTTTTTTAGCTTGCCCTGAGAAGTTTACTGTATATTTACCTGCGACGGAAAATTCACCCTGGAGCATGATTTCAATCATTCGGCGACCAGATAGCGCGGCAAGAGCGAATGCCAGTGGGGCCATACCACGACGAGTTGTTAAGTCGAATGAGGATATAGGTGAATTAATGATATTGTAAATTGCTTGCATGTAACGTGGGTAATCAATAACTACAACGTTACGTTTTTTATTGCTAAGGACGTCAGACCAACGTTGCTGGATAGACGTTCGCTCGGCAGAACTAAGCTGTAGATGATAGAGAACTTCATGGTTCACTTTTAAATTGTTTAGTTCCCCAAGAAGTGAAGAGCCTTGCTGGAATAATTTATAAAGGTGATCTCTATTATCTTTCCAATCTTCACTATTTAAATCACTAATTGCAAATTTCCATTCAGGATATTTGTTTGCTAATTTATTTAACTTTGCCTCACTATTCCTTGCACCTATTTTTATATTTGATAATTCTTCGGCTAAGTGCATTATTGATTTTAGTTTAGTCTGCAAATTAGACATATTTTGACGAATCGATGCCGCAGGCATAGAAAGCCACGAAGATAGTTCTTCACTATATAATGGGTATTTCTCTGATAACCTAACTATGTTTTTTTCAAAATTATGATGTAATTTATCATCAAATCTTTTTCGTGCCCTAGTCATATAGGCATTAAAAGTATTAGGCGATATCCTTTTTTTTAATCCCTCACCTCGAAACTTTCTTTTGTCGTTAAATAATGCATTTTTATATTTTAACGCTGCGGCTTTGATTTTCTTAGTTTTATCACCTTGTGGGCGATCTGAGGCATCGATTGCCTCGACCTCGTTCACTAGCGAATTGATTAGCTCACCAATCTTAACCTTACGCATGGCCTACCTCGCTTCATTATTCTTAAAAAATGATAACACAATCTGAGAATGACACACAAACAAAGAACGATTTATCACGAAAAATCATGATAACACAATCTGAGAATGTCAACGTAACATAACACAATAACATACATAAATCAACATGCGACTGTGTTATGATTATCAGCACACAAAAGCCCAGTATACGCGCGTATACTGGGCTTTTGTGTGCTGATAATCATAACACAGTCGCATGTT